TAATTATAGTTATTCCCTGTCCCTTCCTAGATTCCAGAGGCTGAGTTGATTAATAATAATTATATACAGTATATAGAGATATAGTATAATAATATACATAGATATAGTATATGGTGTTGTATGAGATTAACTAAAACTTTTAAAAAATAGTTGACAGAATAATAACTTGTATGTTAATACTGTTAATAGACACAAAAACGGAATATATTTTTAACACATTTTGCACAGGATAACAGGAGCCGGAACAATGGCTCACATGTTTTTCTGTGCTTTTTTATTTGCAATATTTTTGCAGATTAACGTTGTAAAGTGAGGCGATACAGTGAAGAATAATAATACAGTTATAACAGATCAGGGGATTGAAGTATACGAGAGTGATATATATAGACTTGTGGACGAATATATAAGCACTGTATTACAGGTATCGCCAGAAGACTATGATACACAGAAAGAATATAGATCTGTTATTGCTGATAGTTTCGTAGATATGATTTTTTATATAGCCGATAGAATACAAAAACCTAGTAATGATAACATAGAACTGTTAGACAGTATATTTAATATATATGTCAGAATATGCACTAGATATGGAGTACTACCGACGTTAGAAGTATTTAGTTTTTTAGTGGGAATAGAACGTAGAACTTTTACATGTTGGATGAATGGACAGTACAGAACCGCCTCACCACATGGCGACACGGTAAAAAAATGGTTCGATATTTGCAAGAATTGTACGATTAACCGGCTCAATAATCAGGCCGGCACAAACGCCAACTTGATATTCGTTGCAAAAGCTGCTTACGGCATGGCAGAGACAGCACCAGTGCAAGTAGGACAGCAGCAGGGCATACCACAGCAGACAGCGCAGCAGATTGCGGACAAATACAAGGATGTTCTGGAGCTTCCAGAGATGGAAAAGCCGGAGTTGTAACAGCGTGGAACGTACACAAGATCGTTGAAATGTACGCAGAGCACGAACAAATAGACCCCAAAAGGGCAGACATGGCAGTATTTAGTACATTCGCACAAGTATGACTGTTTAATTTGTGCATGATGTATAGCAAATCAAGGTAATCTATCGAACAAATCTGTGTTTGTCGTATAGATGAAATGATAAAGCCCTTGACCACTGCCGAAGGCATCCGAGAAACAGCATTAAGGCCGGGACAGTGGAAGCCAGAAACAGACCCGGAAGGGGGGGTGTATATGGATGCCTCGAACGGCCTAATGAGTACCCCGACCGCCCCAAAATTTAAAAAACGCCCTTTTAACAACAATCCCTCAACATGGCAGAGATAGTGATTGCAACACGACAAGCCATAAGCCTTAATGGTTTCTCTGCCAACACAAAATAAGGCAATATCAGAAAGGCAGGTATGAAATGAGACAGACAGTAAGTGATGAGGTAAAAAATACAGTAGGTAAAAATTGTTGTAACTGTGGAGCAAGTGAAAATATCGAATATCATCACATTGTTCCTTTGTTTTTAGGCGGAAAAGACGTGATAACAAACATTGTTCCACTATGCCATCAATGCCATAAAGCGGCGCATTGTGGGAGGCATGTAAGCAATTACGCAACTTCTACCAACGGTGGAAGGAAGACAAAGGCAATTGGAGATAAAGCAAAGAGCGTTTTTGAAGCATATCTGAATGGTGAAATAGGCAACAGAAAAGCATGTGAAATTCTAGGATATGCAGACGGATCACAAATAAAAAGCGTGAAAGCATTCAAACAATTTATTCGTAATAAAGGGATATCCAAAGTCAGGAATTTGATTGATGTTGTTGCTGCCAACAGATTAAACGGTCTTACAACTGGCTGTTGCGTAGGTGAAATTGAATATTTAGATGGTCGTAAAGAAAATATCTATTACAAAGATACCGGAATGAACGACATCGAGTATGTTCGTAGAAAGCCACATGAAACCGTAAAAATATTTGATAGCAAGGCGGTGTGACAGTATGCGAAAAACTTATGGCAATCCACAAGGCGAATCCATCCGCATCCGGCTACCGTACCAGCTAGAACAAAAACTCATAGCTGAGAAGAACCGAACCGGCAAAAGTATATCACAGATCACAAGGGAAGCACTGGCAGAATATTTTCGGAGAAGGTAGGCAAATGTCGATACTTGAAAAAATTTTAAAAAATAAAAAAGGCGGTTTGGTCGTACAGGATGAAAGCCAGAATCTTTCAGATAAGATTATCTTAAATAACGAGATTGAGATAACAAACCACAAGAAATCCGTTCTGGAAGACGGTAGGTTATACGACACATCAAAAGCAGAAAAGGTTTTTAGTGATCCAACAAGCGTAAATTGTATTTGTTTTGGTAGATCAAGATGCAGAACTTATTTTTTGACAAAAAACGGAAGATGGTTTTCCGCTGATGAAGATACGGAACGTGTTAGTGGTAAAATTTCTGAGGGCGAGCGAATCTGCATTCGGGATATAAAAGTATTTACTACATATAGCGATCTTCGTATAGAGGAAAAATATACAGTCAAAGACTTACTCGGCAAAAACGATTATGAATTATACAAGAAATATTTTGGGGAGGTAGAGGAAGCATGAGACCTTATTATATTTTTGCTATTGACGGAAAGACAGTGATGTCGTATGAAAAACCATATTTCGAAACAGCTAAAGGCGGTTATGCCTTCGTGAATAAAGACGGAGACATAGAGTTTGTTCTTCCTAAAACACCAAAAGAAAAGTCAAAGCAAGTTCTCCCAGACGAACCAATTGACGCGGCGTCCATGCTGATTAATGCAACGATAACTGTTGAACCTAGCAAATCCGGTACATTTTCACCATTGCATGATAAAGAACCGCAGACCTTTGCAAAGTACGACATAAATCAGCTTCGAGAAATTGCAGAACATCTTCTGACGTATTGCAATGCACAAGAAAGGGGATGCAAAGATGCCTGTGGTAAGAATTGTGAACCCTAAACCGTATGATTGGAGAGGGACGCAGTGTTTTATTGATGGGAATAAAGTCCCAAGAGTAAAGTCTGTTGATTTCCATGTTGCTGTTGACGAGGCTCCGACATTTGTATTCGAGATGATGGCAGATCCGGATATTGAAATGGAATGCTTGGCACAAATTAGCTTCAATTCTCAATCAATTACTGATGCAATTTCAGTTTTAAGGCATGAACTGTTACAACACGGGGAAATTTACCATGGATTCAAAGCAAGCCTAAAATCAGCTTTAGAGCGTTATAATTATTGTGGCTTGCCATTTGAGCCGGAAGAAGAAATTGCAGAGAAGATACTTAATTTTATGATTGGAGAGGAAAAATGAGATTACCATTAACCATTATCGCAGTGGCAATTAATATTCTGATATTTACTACATTAGCTGCATTTTTGATGAGCCGGAATTACAAAGGCAATCAATTTTCCACAGCATTCTTCTTGCTGATGGAAGCAGGAATGATACTTAATACAGTTTTGATTTGCACAGCGAGGTAACTATATGCTTTTAGCATTTCCTACGAGGATTATTCCGTTTTTTATCATAGAACGGGTTAAACCTATAATTAAACCGGAAGGATACGCTTGCCCGGTAGTGGAGCGGTACGCAAGTAAACGGTCATTGCATCCGACTTAGTGGAAAATAAATTTCGGTAGTTGCTTATATATTAAAATTCACAATTCTCCACATATATTATTTGTGCTACTGAAAGTAATAATTATATCACACACAATTCTTTCTCCTGCTTTTGTAATGGTGCGGAGTGGGAGAAAGATTTTAGGGCTATCGCCAAGTGGTAAGGCACAGCACTTTGACTGCTGTATTCGCGGGTTCGAATCCCACTAGCCCCGCTTGCCGGGTTGCGCATGTACCTGGCAATGGTTTATTTCACATAGACCCTCCGATACCCATCTAGCTCAACGGAGCTGTCTAAAGGGGCTTCAAACGTCCCGGATGGGATCCCCGTATAGGTGACAGCAAAACCAAAAAAGGGAGCCTTTGTTGCGACTGGTGGCAAAGAATCGCAACAGTAGAAAATATAGCTTTGAGGTGCTGGTAATATTTTCTACTCAGGAAATTTAGTTCAGTGGTTAGAACGCCCGGCTCATAACCGGGAAGCCCTGAGTTCGAATCTCAGAATTTCCATTTCTTCCGTATGCTACCCATCCGTTTTATGGGAAGAAAAAACTTTCGGATGAGCGTATGTGAATCAGAATGAGCAAAGGCATGTAACGGCATAGGCTTGTGCTTGATCTGATTTCCCGTCCGATAAATGTTTCTTAGTTTCAATAAGCCATCACAAGCGCGCATTGATGACAAGGGAGTTTTCAAGAAGCATAAAATAGCCCCAAAAGGCATAATAATATCCGAAACAACTCTGTGTGACTGACACAGCATAAAACAGTCTAGTGGAAAGCATAACACGATAAACATATTGCTAACCCGGGGTGTCCGGGTTTTGGGAGAATATTCCGTAGAGGTAGCGGGGCAGACTGTAAATCTGTTGCCATTGTGGTTCGGATGGTTCGACTCCATCTTCTCCCACTGCCCCAGTTTGTCGGTTGTGGGAAACCGACGGAACATGTCTGTGTTCTTTACTGCAAATAATTTTATAGGTTCAAATCCTGTTGGGGTAATTATGTGATGCTTACAGCAATTCATCTGGACATAACTGCTAATTATGAAAACCAAAAGCATCATGAAAAAATTATGGGACACTTACAGCAACTTATTCCTTAAATAAAATCTTAGGCGAATATTTTATAATTCATTTTATTTCTTGTGTCCTGAAAGGAGAAGAATATGGATTTCGCAAACGCAATGAAAGAAGAAGGTAAATTCACAAGAACTGAAAATGGTGCAGTCGCACTGAGCACTACAAGCGATGCAAGACTTGACTTGTTTGGAACTATTGGAGCATTGAGAGATGCTGATGAGAATAGAATCACTACATTGTTCTCAGAAGCGTATGCACAGGATAAGCTCTTTGCAACAAAGATACTGTAGGAATTTTTATTATTAATTCACCTCATAGAACAAAAACACTTCGTGGTGCAGCTAGTTATTTCTTGCAAAGTGACAAACCGTTTGAGATGCGGATAAGTAGAATTAATGAACTATATAATTCTTTGCAATATAAAAATTTATGGCTTGGAATCAATGCGAAGGAAATTACAGAAGAGCAGATTATTAAACTGCTGATATACGGAGATGTGGAATGAAGGTATTCGGTAAAGAAATCAACGATGAATGTTCCAGATGCGGAAATATTCTCGAATGCGAGTTGTTTCGACAGGGGCATGGAATAAAACAGGAACGTGAGAATATAGCAAAGATGATCGAGTGTCAGATAAAGCACAGGGAGGGCAAGGAAAAATAAAATTATGGAAAATAATTTATCGTTACGAGACAAACGTAAATGTCCATTTTGCGGAGGAGTAGTAATCAATACAGGAATGGATATCTTTGGCAGCGACGTAGATGCTGCAGGTTTGAGAACTGATGCAGAATGGATTTGTACAAATTGCAAAACTGAATTTGACGCTGAATTTGATCTTTCAATTGATGGAATTAAAGAAATTCATAACTTAAAAGCGACATTCTTTGATAGACGTAACAATGGTGTTAATGTGCTTGGAGAGACAAGCAATAGAATAAAAAGGTGATATAAAATGATTAAAAGACTTTATAATATCTGGTTTAAACGAAAAACAAAGAATTTTACTCGCATTCCGGTGTTTGTAATGACGTTTGATTGGAATAAATTTCAAAAGGGTGGGAAAGAAAATAGCTGTATGTTATATACATTGCATCCAGATATTGCAAAAGATGAATTTTTAAAAGAAAAACTCAGTGAATGCGTGGACTATATCCGTGATAACTACGATATGGAAATGTTTACCAAAATCTAAGGGAGGTAGTTATGAGAATTGAAGACATGGCAACATGGACTGTAGATCAGTTGAAAGAAGAACTTGTTCGGTTGGCTGATGAGAGAGAAGCAAAGCAACATGAAATTCTGGACAAAAATGAGAAAATCAATGAGCTTCAGGCTGAACTGGATAATATGTGCAATTATAACGCCGCGTTAAAGAAACAGGTGGATGATTTGAACTCCATTCCTAAATTTATGACTCCGGATATTGATGCACCTTTCGAAGAGATAAAAAGCCTGAAACGTACTCATCAGTCCGATTGCATCACAATTAATCAGCTTCAGACTGCATTGGATGTAATTATTGACCGATATGCAAACCTTAGAAAGATTCATGGGGTGAGTTGATATGGAAGAGTTTAAGACAAAAGATGGAGTGATAAAAATCAAAGAATCGGTTTCACTTAATAAATGGGAGTTTCCGATTCACACAAAAGGAAGAATTGAAACAATTAAAAGACTGTCGAAAAGAGGACTATCTTTTTCTGGTACTGCACATATTATATGCAAACAGAGAGCTTTTTTTAATAATGAATTTACGCAACAATCGAACGAACAGATGCTTGTTGATGCTTTACGATATAAAAATGGTTGCGTGAAAGTAACAACCAAAAAACTAATATTGGAAAAACCGTTCTATGATGTGGAACAAAACAAGACATTGATTTACGGGATTGAAGCCAATGGAGAATATGACGTATCAAATAATTATCTGAGAATGCATGGAATACCTGTAGCACGCAGAGTTGCAGGACGAAAAGGAGTGAGAAAGCATGAAAGATAATGCATATTTACTTAGCAGTCCTTGGATAGAAGTCGCTCAAATCCTATATCTTTCTTCAGGAGCGTTTAAAACATGCATTGCTTCGTATAACAACAATTATCTTAAAATGCATGGAAAGCACAAAATAAGACAGATTGCCGGGAGAAAGAGAAAAAGAAAATTCAACAATCAATTCAGCAAGAACGTAAGAAGTAAAATGAGAATTTATCTTAAACGGAAACGTAAAGGCATTAAGCATAAAAAGAATAGGAGATTTAAGTGAGCATCAAATCAGCATTTGAATCTGAGGGGATAGATTTCTCTCAGGTAATGAATCCGCCGGAGCCGTGGGATGGACGGGCATTAATAAAGAACATCAATGGTAAACTGTGGTATTGTTGTCCTTTTTGCGAGAAGAAAGCACTTCTGATTAGCCCAGAGACAAAAATTCGGCATCTTAAATTGAAATGCAAGGGTAGCAACTGCAAGAAAGAATTCGAGGTAAATGTATGAAACTCCCAGAATTTGAAAAATGTAAATGTTGTAAAATACGTAAACTTAATAACGGAGATATTCGTTTATGTTGTGAACCGCCATTTTGGGAATACTTCCATACTACGTGTGAAGAAAGAAGAACAGAACACCCAGAACAATGCAAAGAAATATTCGAAAAAATCGAAAACAACAAAGTATATACAGCAGAATACACTAACGTTCCAATAACAATTATGAAAACAGCCAAAGTACAAGCCGATAAAGATAAAGAAGTTGCATTGATCGCCGCTGAACAGGAAAAAGAAAAAGCAGCTATTCAGGCAGAACAAGCCAAAATTGATGCAGAAGGTAAAGCTGAAGCGATTAAGATTAAAGCTGAAGCCGAAGCGGAAGCAAATAGGAAAATTGCAGAATCACTTACTCCTGAACTGATTGAAAAACAGAAAATTGATAAATGGAATGGTGAAGTTCCGAAGATTCAGGGAAGTAACAGTTCTACCATCGTAGATACAAGAGATATGACAGCCGATGAGAATGCTGAATAATAAATAAATCAGTCAAAGAGCCACATGAGAGCCAGACTAAATCCTAAGAAGAAAGGAGGTCTGGCTCTATTTTTATGCAAAAATTCACAGAAGGTTCGCTTGAATGGTATCGGGCAATTTTGAATCAAATCATTAATGGCGATATGACGGTCTATCAAAACCAAAAAGATTGCCTTGATCTGCTGTTAAATATGAATATTGACCTTCCTTTCAAGGATAATCCAGATACACGGAACATGGCAATGAAAGTAAGCAAATACGCTCATACAGCTGCGGCAAGAAACGCGGCACTGACTGGAAGCGGTAATTTTGATGATATTTACTGGCAGTATTTACTGTTGGAAGCCCCATGGGCGTTCGAGAGTTATTTGTTATACATGGAGAAGAATAGACCGGACAGCAAAAAGTTTTATATTCCAAGAAAGAAAACGCTCCAAGTAGTCGCTCAAGATTTACAAGATTTGGAAGATAGGATAATTGAATTTTACGGTCTATCGTTACCAAGTCGTGTTGGTAAGAGTACTATGTGCATATTTTTTATGTCGTGGATAATGGGAAGACGACCAAACAGCCACAATGCAATGGGCGGTCACTCTGGAAAACTGGCAAAGGGTTTCTATGGCGAGCTTCTAAATCTCATAAGCACACAAGAATACACTTACAGTGAGATATTTCCAAAATCAAAATTGCAAAAACAAAGTGCCGATGATTTTGAGATAAATTTGGACAAGCCAGACCGATTCGCCACAATGACTTGCCGCGGTATCGAGGGAACATGGACGGGTGCTGTTGATATTTCGTCTGATGGATATTTGTATGTGGATGACCTTGTTCGAGACAGGCAGCATTCTTTAAGCCCTACTCGTTTGGAGAATACCTATCAAGAGTATCTGAACAAAATGGTTGACCGTAAAATTGATGGGGCAAGAGAGTTGATGGTTGGAACAAGATGGAATCTGTACGACCCATTAGGCAAAATTGAGAAACTCAATCGAGATAATCCATTGTATCGATTCCGTAAGATTCCTGCCTTAAATGACGATGGTGAATCAAACTTTGAATATGATTATGGAGTTGGTTTTTCTACGAAGTATTATGTAGACATGAAAGCCAGACTTGATGCTAACGAATGGGAGGCTAAATATCAACAGAAACCATTCTTGCGTGAAGGAATCATGTTCGCAGAAGATGAACTAAGATATTACAATGGAATTCTTCCAGAGGGTGGATTTGTAAAGAACGTATCTGCTTGTGACGTTGCGTGGGGCGGTGGTGATAGTTTGTCCATGCCGGTTGGTGCGGAATTTGAAAACGGAGATGTATACATTTATGACTGGATTTTTAATACAGGTCCGAAGGAAGTCACACTTCCACTGGTTGTCGGAAGAATCATGGGAAATGAGATCCAATCTATCAATTTCGAAGCTAACAATGGTGGAGATATGTATGCTTATTATGTCAGCGGAAGACTAAAAGAACATGGATATGCTTGCAGCACTACCAGCACAAAAGCTCCATCAAAACAAGCTAAAAAAGAAAAAATCAATCAGTACTCTGGAGATGTTAAAAGAAGATTCATATTTCTGGCACCTAAATACCAAAACAAGGAATATTCAAAAGCAATGGAACAGTTGACCACTTTTGTGTATATTGGCGACAACGATCACGACGATGCACCAGATGGTGTTACACAACTTATGATAACTCTGACTCAAAAACGATTTGCAGAAGTTACAGCAACTAAGAATTTTATGTGGGGAAGGAGATAGTATGGATATAAAGGAGTATCTGAATCAAATTCAACGATACGAAAAAATTATAAATAACAAACTGGAAGAAATTGAGCACTTAAAATTGCTTGCTACTAGCATTAGTGCTTCGACGTATGGCATTGAACGCGTTCAGACTTCTGGAAGCCAAGACAAAATAGGCGATACAATTGCAAAATTGGTGGATGCGCAGCGAGAACTAGCTGACAATGTGGTAGAGCTTATGGAGAAAAAACAGAAACTTATAGATGTTATAGAGTCTGTGGAAAATCCCCAGTATTATGATTTTTTGTATAAACGATACGTAGAGGGAAAAAAGCTAACTGTCATTGCAGATGAAATGGAATACAATGAAGAATATATTAAACAATTCCACGGGAAAGCAGTAAATTACGTAAAAGAAATGCTTAATTTCAAAAGCTAACACCTTTTCTTACTGAATATAACTTTCCGATTATGTATAATATATGATGAAAATGTATGAAGCATCGGGTGAAAACTCGATGCTTTTTTCATGCTCAAAAACAGGAGGTATAGGCAGTGGGAAGAAACAAAAGTAATTTTGTTGACCTATGCCAAGGCGATTTTGGCAGAAAAACTGCCTACACTGGCGTAGCTCAAATTACTACCGAAAATGTTGTTCAAGTTCTATCTGATACGATTGGCACACATAATCGAAACAGAATGATGATTAATTATCTTTATCGGTATTACAAAGGTGATCAACCAATCTTATATCGAGAAAAGCTTGTGAGACCGGAAGTAAATAACAGAGTTGTCGAAAACCACGCTCTGGAAGTTGTCAAGTTTAAGGCAGGGCAAATATATGGAGAACCTATTCAATATGTCTGCAAAAAGAAAAAAGCAGATAAAAAGATAAATGAACAAGTCGACCTGTTGAATGATTATCTGGACGAAGCAAATGCGGATGCCCGAAATATTCAGCTTGGAATATACCAGAGTGCCGTAGGAACTGCATACAAGGCAATTCTACGAGAAGACGATTGGACAAAAGACCGTGATTTACCACCATTTAGAATTTTTATTCCGTATCCGGGAGATGTTTATATTGTTTATTCCAGAAACACAGGAAAAGCAATGCTATCTGTTCAAATATTGAAAGATGAAGAGAATCAGCAATATTACCTTTGTTATTCTTCAAATCAATATTTCAAGATAAAGAATGGACAAGTAACCGTCAGCGGTATTAATGGCTTTGGAGGAATCCCCATTGTTGAATATCCGAACAACCACGACCGCTTATCTGATGTCGAAATTGCAATTACAGCATTTGATGCGATCAACAAGTATCAGTCGGATAGATTAAACGGTGTTGAACAGTTTGTTCAAGCATTTATGAAATTTAAAAACTGTGAAATTGACGAGAATGAATTTTTGAAAATGGTCAAGCTTGGAGCAATATCTGTAAAAGATGCTGGAAACGGTGTTCAGTCAGATGTTGACTTGATGACTGCGGAATTAAATCAGTCAGAAAGTCAAGTTGCTAAAGATGATATTTACAACAATATGCTGATTGTAGAAGCGATGCCAAACCGCCAGAGTAATACCGGTGGTGATACTGGTAATGCAGTATATTTACGTAACGGATGGGATTTCGCAGAACGAGACGCAAAATTGGTAGAAGCATTTACGAAAGAAGCTGAAAAAACATCTGCCAGAATTATTTTGAATATTATCCGAAAAACTTCAATGGATGTAAATATCTCGACCAGAGACTTTGATGTAAAAATTACCAGAAACCCGACAGATAACATGCTTGTTAAAGCGCAGGCACTTGATTATCTGTTCAAAAATAAAATTCATCCGCTGATTGCATTGATTACTTGTGGATTATTTAGTGATCCGCAAAAAGTATACGAAATGAGCTTACCATATCTTGGAACTGTTTATCCTGAACTGGCAAACCCAGACGCAGAAATGCAAAAAGCACAAGAATTGATTAAAGATTTTAGTCAGAAATCAATTCAAAATCAATCAGCAATAATGTCTTCCACTGATGAAGAATAAGCGTTTTTACATCAATTATTTAAGGAATCTTGGGAAACTGAGATTCCTTTTTTAATACTCAAAAATATTGCAACAGCCCGTGAGCGCAAATCGGGCACAGATCATGTGCGGAGCGAACCGTGTGAACAAAGCGTGTTGGTCTGGAAGAAAGGAGATTTCATGACAAGAGAACAGGCAAAACAAGTACTTATCGGTATGGGAATTGAGGAACCATCTGATGAACAGGTGTCTAAATACCTTGATTCCGTTACAGGAGAAGTAAAGAAAGAAAAAGACAAAAATGCTTTATTACAAGAAAAAGTCAACAAAGCAGCAGACCTCGAAAAAGAATTGGAAGAGCTGAAACAGCAGAATATGACAGACGCTGAGAAAGCAGAACTGGAACGCCAGAAAGAAAAAGCTGCAAACGAGAAAAGAATTTCTGACCTTGAATCTGCACTTGCAACTTCGCAGAGAGAAGCACTGACAGGAAAAATCACTTCCATTTTTGCTAATGCAGGAATGCAAGGTGATGCCTACGCAGGTGCAATCAAAGCATTTTCCAATATGAATGCAGAAGATGCACTCAAAGAAGCCCAGACTTTTGTTGATGGAATTTCCGAGGTAAATAAAACAACTCTCGATACTGCAAAAGCTGCATGGGAAAAAGAAGCCCTTGAAAACACACCTAATCCGGGTGGTGGAGCTGGCGGTGGCAAAGAGACAAAGAAAAGTGAAGCGTCTGAATATGCAAAAGCGTACTCAGCAAGAATGAACCCAGAAATCAAACCGGCGGACGATAACGCACCGGTAAATATTTAATTCAAGTAAAGGAGATTTAGATTATGGCTTTTATGAAAACAGAGCAATTCGAATCCACCCCAAACATTCTCGAATCTGAGGTTGGGCTGGTGCTTAAAACTTACACAGCAGAACAGACAAATGCTGAAACCGTTGGAACTAAGAAGATCATCAAAGCAGGTTCTGTATATCCGACAAATGCAACAGGTGCAATCGGCATTGTGTTTGAAGATGTTGATATGACAGATGATGCTAAGAGACCGATTTCCGTAATTGTCGCAGGACGTGTTCTTGAAAAGAGACTTCCAGCAGTAGTTGATACTACAGCAAAGACAGAACTCGAAAAAGCGGGAATTGTTTTCGTAACCACTACAGACCCAGAATTTTAAGGAGGTATAACAGATGCCATTTAATGTATTAGAATCAATTACACAGGAAGAAAGATTTAACTTCTCTCAGGATTTCAGCGTAAAAAGACCGGGCATTCTTGATACCATTTTCCCGGATATCAAAACCCAGTATCTGAAAGCTGAGTACTACAGACTTATGGCTGGGCAGCGACTGCCAGAGGTAGCGTTTGTTCATGCACTTAATACTGAAGCAGAAATCGGAACAAGACCGGGCTTCGAAAAAGTACTGACTGAAAAACTCTTCATTAAGAGAAAAATCAATCAGTCTGAGAGATTACAGCAGGCAATTGAAAACGGTGTGCCGGATAATGAAGCACTGAAAAACTTTGTATTTGATGATGCAGCTAACCTTTTTGAAGGTGTTGTTGCCAGAGCGAATGTTATGAAAGGACAGTTCCTTTCTACAGGTGCCGTAAAAGTTAAAGAAAACAATGTAAATCTGAATATTGATTACGGTGTTCCAGCAAATGCAAAAGTAACGCTTACCAACTGGGCTACACCAGAAGCAGATATCATGGGAGATATCCAAAAGATGGTGGCCGTAGCAGAAGACAATGGTTATGTAGTTAATAAAGCCCTTACTTCTCTCAAAATGATTAACCACATGAGAAATAACACTGCTATGCAGACAGCAGTTCTGGGAGCAGCAAACAAACGTCTTCTGACAAAACAGGAACTTGCAAATCTGCTTATGCAGGAATACGGAATCACAATTGATCGTTGCGATGAGAAATTCCGCTTCAGAAAAGCAGATGGTTCTCTTAAAACAGGCAGATACTTCAAAGAAGATGTATTTACTCTGTATGAAGCAGATGCAAACGGTTCTTTCGGTACAGGACTCTGGGGCGTGACACCTGAGGAACTTGAATACAGACAGTTCATTCAGGAAGAAAACCGTTCTTTCGTAACACTGTCCATGTGGGCTACACAGGATCCGGTTGCAGTATGGACAAAAGCGTCCGGTATGTTCGTTCCGGTTGCTCCGAAAGCTAATGGCGGTATCGTTATCGGTACAAAGGGGGAATAACCGGGCATAGTCTCAATGTGAACAGCCAATCACCGTCTGTAGCAAGTGTTGAATCCAAAGAACCAACACATAAATATACAGAAAGTGAGCTGTCTAATATGACTGTACCACAGTTAAGGCAGCTTGCAAGTGATAATGGCTATGCCCTGACCTCAACAAATAAGGCTGGTATCATTTCTGAAATATTAGTTCAGCAAGGGTAGGTGATTTTGGATGAACGAAGAGCTTATAAACGATTTGGCAAACTATCTGAACGATGATACAGAATCACCTGAAATGATTTCTCTTGCCGTAAAACGGGCAATTCGTTCGTTCAAGAATAAGAGAAACTATCCTTCAAGTTATACAGATGAAAAAATAGATAGTGACATGGAAAAATGCTATGATTGCATATTTGATTTAGCCCTCTATTTTCTTGTGAAGCAGGGGGCTGAGTTCCAAGGATCACATTCTGAATCTTCTGTAAATAGAAGTTGGGAATCTGAAACCGAAATTTATATTAATCATGGTGTTTTTCCTTTTGCTGGAAGTTTGAGTTAAAAAAGATGGGATGGAACGCAATGTGTTTTTCCTCCCGGTACATTGCAGGGTTGCTCATTAAAGTAGGGAAAGAGCAAAAAATCTTATAGGGAGTGAAAGAAAGGAAAAGCGATGGGATGTGAACATGAGTGCTTTAACAATCACCGCTTCGAAGAAATTGAAAAATGTATTCATGATATGCAGGAAAAGCAGTCTGAAAGACACAAGGAATTTTATTCAAGAATTAATAAGCTCGAACAGCAGACCGCCCTGTATAGCAATGACTTAGATCATATCAAAGAAACAGTCGATGAAATGAACAACAATTTAAAAATCCTCATGGCAGTCCCTGGCAAACGTTACGACACCATTATTGTATGCATTATAACGGCAGTCGTGGGAGCAGTTGTAGGATTTATGTTGAGCGGTGTATTTCCTATGTAACAAATTGATTCCACTTGTAAGGGAGGACGGTGGAGTTATATGAATTATGCAGATTTTTCAGAAAATGAAAGAAAATTTTACTTGCAAGAAGCAGGTTTTGATTCACGTGAAGAAAAATTATTTCGATTACGGGCTTATGACGAAAAGACATTATGGGAATCATCTGAATTAATGGGGTACAGTCCCAGAACCATAGACCGAATCAATAAAAAAATAAAGCAAAAAATTGCCAAAGTTGCCCCGATGTATATTCGGGGCTTTTCTTTGTATAATGGCGGAAATGTGGCGAAATAGTGACGTTCAAATACAGCGTTCCTTCCTATATAATATAATCATAGGAGAAAACGTAATGATTATATTAAGAAACCCTTACGAGGGTATATGGGAAAAGCATCGTTCTATAGATGATATGGATATGATTCTTGAATCCCGGACAGGAGGAACAGATTATGGCAGGTTATCCGTATTATCCGCAACAGCCAATGATGAGCAACCCTTACGGACAAATACAGCCGTATCAAGACAGGTTGACACAATTACAGAATAATTATCAACAGGCAATGCCATATGGACAAATGCAGATGCAGCAGTCTGTACAACAAATGCAGCAAATGCCGATGCTTCAAGGGCAGATGGTCGATGGGATTGATACTGTAAAAGCAAAGGACGTTGATATGTCTGGCAACCCTGTTTACTATCCAAAGACAGACGGAACAGAAATATATAAAAAGCAACTACAGGCGGATGGAAGAAGCAGGATTTTTGTTTACCGAATTGCAAATCCAGACGAACAGCAGCAACCGAAACAGGAAGGAAAAACGATTGACATAGAAGCTATGTTCAATCAGCTTCGGAACGATGTTTGTTCTGAGATTTCTGGAATAAAAGATTTGCTACCGACACAAATGTCGGTCACAAATGATTCCCCAAGACAGCAGAACGGAGGTAAGCAGAGATGAGTTTCAACCCAAATGTCATGATGAAAAAACAATTTGAAAAGATGATTTCTCAGAGGTTCGGAAGTGTGGATAACATGATGAACGATATGAGCAAATTTGCAGGTAACAATCCAACGTTGAAAAATGCTTTGGATTTATATAAAAAAGGTGATGCAGACCAGCTACATCAAATACAACAAAATGTGTTTAATGAAAAACATTTATCACCAGATGGAATTATACAGAAATTCCTTGGATTATAACATTTCCCCATAATTGGGTGATTAAAAATCGCTACAATTTGGGACGACAGCCGCGGATGTCTCCTATTGTAAATAATATTTAAGGAGACTAAAAACATGATGAATGGTTCAAATTACAGTCTTAGTGACATTGCTGCCGCTACAGGCTCTAATAATCGCGCCAATGATATGTGGGGCGGTGATGGCTTTTCACTTATCTGGCTTGTCTTGATCTTTGCTATCTTTGGATGGGGAGGTTTTGGCGGCTGGGGCGGCGGCTTCGGTGGAAATGGTGGAAACGGTGCAAATGGTGCTGGATTCCAAGGATGGGCCACACGTGCAGATATCAATGAGAGTTTTGCTCTTAACGATATTCAGAACGGTATCAGAGGTATTCAGCAGGGCATCTGTGACAGCACATATGCTCTCAACAATACCATGCAGAGCGGTTTCAACGGTGTGAACGTTGGAATGCTTCAGGGCTTCAATGGCGTTCAGCAGGCAATTAATGCTGACACTGTAGCAAATATGCAGAACACAAATGCATTACAGTCTCAGTTAGCAAATTGTTGCTGTGAAACAAGAGAAGCTATACAGGGCATCAACTACAACTTAGCTACCAACACTTGTGCTCTCCAAAACACAATGAACAACAACACCAGAGATATTCTGGACAATCAGAACAGCAATACAAGAGCAATCCTTGATTTCTTGACGAATGATAAGATTGCAACATTGCAGGCAGAGAACTCTGATCTGAAGCGTGCTGCATCTCAGGATCGCCAGTCCGCGCTGATTGTAACTGAAATGAATGCACAGACGCAGCGATTAATCAATTCAATCAATCCATCCCCGATTCCTGCATTTCAGGTACCGGCTCCGTATGCATACGCAGGATGCAACGGATATGGAAACAGTTGCTGCTAAGTAACTCACCCTTAGAGGTTGACTAATTCTAAGAGGTGGGTTGCGGCTCACCTCTTATTTTGATTGAGAGGTATAAAATATGAGTTGTAAAAATGTTTGTAAGCTCTGCAACCATCTTGTGATAAGCCAGTCTGTCGCATTCACTGGTGGGAATCTTGTGGTTACACTCCCGGCAGGCAGTTATTCCAATGGAGAAAAGTATTGCATTGTGATCGCGCAAAGCATACCAGAAGCCACTACAATTAATGCTCCGGTAATGATTCAGATAGGAACAGGAACAACTTTGTATCCGCTAGAGAATCGTCGCTGTGCACAGGTTACAGCTTGTGGCGTAAGAACCAGAACAAAGTACGCAACCAGAGTAGCTACGAGTGCAACTGGTGGAGTATTCAAGATGTTAGGAAATCCAGCTTGTAGTCCGAGTAACAATTTGACAGCAATTAATGGTACAGCCCCAACGACAGACACACCTGTTACACAGGCTGTCAGAAAGGGGGCAATGTAATGCATAAAGTTGCAATGGAAATGGGAAAATGGGCTATGGAAAAAGCCAAAACACATGGCTTTGATAATCTCAGCGCTCAAGACTGGGACGATCTGAAAGACTGTATGGAAGCTGTAAAGTGTGCGATTTGTGCAGATAAAGATTACAGAATCGTAGAAGCTATGGACGAATGCGAACAGGAAAAGAAATATCTTGGACGCATGGGATATGACAGGTATCGTTATTCCAATGGAAGATTTGCCCCAAAAGGCAAAGGAAGTCGTATGGGATACAAGCCGTATCTGTACATGGAAGATGATGACTGGATGGAAGAATATCTGAACAATCCAGAGTTTGAACGTAATATGTACCGCATGGGATATCATCCAGATCGTAGTGATATGAGAATGGATGGAATGAACCATAAGCAGTCCAGATATGGCGAAAGCTATGACAGATACAGCGAGAATCGCAGGCATTACCATGATTCCAATGATACAGAATCCAAGAGAAAAATGAATGATTCCATGAAAGAGTATACGTCTGACATTATCCGTAATCTTACAGAGATGTGGTCAGATGCAGACGCAACTCTTAGGCAGTCGATGAAAACTGACCTGACCCGTCTGATACAGCAGATGAATTGAATATGAAATGAATTTTGCCCTTGTTACAGAAATGTAGCAGGGGCTTTTTAGTTATGGAGGTACATAATATGTCGAGAAAAAAAGCGGAAGTCAAAATTAAAATGATTTGTGAGAAATGCGGAAAACCACAGAAACCAAGTGCTGACAAATCAACAACTAATTGGAATGTATATGACTGTCATGAAAAATGTGAATGCGGTGGAAAATTCGTAATGAAATTCGAGGATTAATTATGGAAAATTTGACTGTAAATATTTTAGGAACCGAGTACAAAATATATTTCAGGAATGAAAAAGACGACGATTTACTTGATGGAAAAGGCAGAGATGGATACACGGATATGTCCGCGCACGAAATTATAGTGTGTAACAAAAAAGATGATTGTGAATTAAGAGATTACGAAAATTGGAAGAAAAACATTCTACGTCATGAAATTGTTCATGCTTTTTTATTTGAAAGTGGACTTGATTCTTCGTCTGCCAATTTTTATGGAGCATGGGCTACGAACGAAGAAATGGTTGATTGGTTTGCAATTCAATCTCCAAAGATTTTTAAAGTATTCCAAGAACTTGATTTAATCTGAAAAGGATGGTGATAAACCATGCTAAGACAATTTTACATGAACGGCGACCTATGGAGAGTGCAGTTTGTATCTCCACATGACAGCGTGTTAATTGACCGTACAGGCAATAGAACACTTGGAGTATCGGATTATTCCACCCATATTATTTCAATTGCAAATAACCTTCACGGGGAACTTCTGAACCGTGTATTTATTCATGAGTTAGGGCATTGTGTGATGTTCAGCTATGGTCTATTACCAGAACTTCATCGTATGGTTAAGAAACGGTATTGGGTGGACGCGGAGGAATTTGTATGTAATATTCTGGCAGACTATGGACAGTTTGTTATTGGCACAGCCAGAGATATTTTAGGAAACCGATTTACATATGTGGCTCCTATCGGGGCAGAAAGGATGATTGCATAGATGGCAAAAGCAGAAAACACAGTTATTTTTGATGGAATCAAGTACAATCCCGGTGACGAATTGCCAGATTTAGGCAGTTGGGTATGTACAGACGCAAGAGGTATGGTTCGTGATTACGAGGGACTTTCAAAAGACGTATCAAAACTGCCGCATTATGTACAAAGTGGTTCTTCGGCATTGTGCCTTGATACTTCTGAATTATACGAATATCACAAACCTACTGACACATGGTACAAACTGTAAAGGAGAAACGCATGGCATTAACAGCAAAGAAAGTATATGCAATATTAAAACGCCAGATTTCCGATATGGAAGTAAAATTAAATAGCCCTGTAAGATACAGAGGTACAGTTGCGACTGCTGATTTGCTTCCATTAAATCCAGACATTGGCGATATGTACAATATCGAGTCTAAGTCGATCTACGGCGAAGCAGGAATGAATGTGGCATGGAACGGCGTAGTTTGGGACACTATGGGCGCTCCAATTGATATGTCACTGTATCTCACAAAAGAAGAAGCAGAGGCGGTAATACAAAGACTAGTTACAGAATACTTTGAAAAGAACCCAGTCAAGCCCGGAGCCACCACAGAACAGGCACAGCAGATCGAGCAGAACAAGGAGGATATTACTTCTTTGAAAGCGGAAACTAGTTCACTAAAGGAAGATATAGGTAACTTAAAAGATGTAACTTTTGATGTATCAGTAAATATGTTAAATACAGAAGATTCTGATTTGCAGTTAAATAAAAGATTTGCAAATCTTACGTCTAGCTACATCATGGATGCCAATAACTTTATTATAAGCGGATATATCCCATGCACACCAGGAAATATAATCAGGGCAAAGCTTCAATACCAAGGTTCTAATATACACACATTTGCTTTTTATGATGCTTCCAAAAAATATCTCTCGCAAATCGGATACATGAGCAATGAGAGTACAAGAGGACTAGAAGCAACTGTTCCGGAAAATGCCTATTATGTAAGACTTTGCTGTTATACATACACAAACCATTCAACAGAAGGGACATGGCTAACTGTTGATATGATTACTGTAAATAACCCTATACCATCTAAATTTATCCCGTATGGTCAGAAAACCATCAAGGATAATTTCAATGCGGAAGAAGCTCTTGAAAAGGCAAATTCAGCATATAATAAAACAGATTATCAATCAGATATAGAGTTCTTTTGTCCATCAACTATTTATGGAATTAAAGGCAGGCAGGGTAGAGATAGAAAGATTCCTATAGAGAACTTAATCGTTGGACGATCAGGTTATGCTCTATACACAGAGCAAAATAATTATTCCGTTTATACAAACAAAGGAAATAATTGTATTGCGATTGCTGATAGTGGCGAGGGAACTCCGGTATATATCAAAGATAAAGTGACCGGAAAGGCATATTTTTCAAAAACTTTATGGTTGAGAACTGCTGATTCATCTAAATTGACAAATCCATCAAGTAAAAAGAATGTACTTTTAATTGGTGATAGTTTTACTGATATGGGAGTTCTACCATGTGAAGTTAAAAGAAATCTTACAGTCGATTTAGGTCTTACAAATCTTAATTTCGTAGGTCACAAAGAAGATACGAATGACGATGTCACTTGTAAAAACTGCGGTGTTGGTGGAATTACTTTGATGGATTATATAAAAACAGATAATTCACAAGGCAGACCAGAAGTAACATGGAATAACCCATTTCTTTATGATGGGAATGTGTCATTAGTAAAATATATGGAACAATATGCGAATGCGGAAACCATTGATTACGCTGTCATTGAATGTGGTGTAAATGACTTGATTGTGGGTATTTCAAATTACGATACAATCGCAGGAACAACAGTTGATAGAATGAGGTCGCTTGTTGATATTATTCATTCTCAATATCCTAATTGCAAGATTTTTTGCGTTGGTCAGAAGTATGCCAATAATATTCAAACATCAATAAACGCCCTTGCTTTTAACAGGCTAGTTATAAACCTAAATAAAGGGTATGAGGATTTATGTAAAAATACTTCATATTCATCATTTTGCACATATATTGATATTGCACTTTTGTTTGACAGTATCCACTTTTCTCCTTATAAAATGATCCCAATTTACAAAGGGAGTGAAGAAACAGTTAGAGTAATTACGGACTGGCTACATCCGAATAACGCAGGATTTTATGAAATTGCAGAGCAGATTGCTGGTGCTATTGCATATACACAATTTTTAACTAATTAACTAAAGAGGGCTTTAGTTAATTAATTTTAGACAAAAATCGAATAAAAGATACCTATTTCTCATGGGGTGTGTTATAATAAACATAACACAATAAAAAGGGAGCTGAACTCCCACCTACCAAGTAAAAAGTTCAGCTCCAAGCACCACAAAGGGTACAGTATTATTATAGCACAGTACTCTCCCTTTGTGAACCCAAAAGGAGGGTATTTTTTATGAGAGAAAAATTCGTGAATGGGTTCATGGCAAAACTGTATGGAGAAATTCCAGAAGAATATCTTGAAACAGTCAGAAACAAACTGGCGTTGTATGTTAATAATTTTGATATCAGTCAAAGAGAAACAGCAGTTGTAAAGTATACTGGATATTTGCCAGATTTCTACAAAACTTACATTGTAAGTAGAAAAATCGAGGGTTTGAGTAAAAAGACGCTCGAACTCTACAATCTTTATCTGGATGATTTCTTTTTCACAGTCAATAAAAACGCAGAAGATATTACTGCAAATGATATCCGCGTATATCTGTATAACGCTCAGGAGAGCAGAGGATTGAGTAATCGAACACTTGATAGCAGAAGAACTGCCATACATGCTTTCTTCGAGTGGGCTGCAAATGAAGGATATATAGGTAAGAACCCGTGCAGAGTTATCAAAAATATCAAATACGAACGCATTGAAAAACAACCTCTGACAGATATGGAGTTGGAAAGAATCAGGCAAGCTTGCGAAACCGTGCGTGAAAAAACACTAGTTGAATTTCTGTACAGTACCGGAGCCAGGGTTACAGAAGTATGTGGTGCAAAGAAAGCAGATATAGACTTTTACAAAAGCGAAGTGATTGTTTTGGGGAAAGGAAATAAGCATAGAAAAGTATACCTAAATGCTCGCAGCAAACTTCTTTTAGGACAGTATCTTGATTCCAGAGATGACGAATCAGAATACCTATTTGTAAGTGAACGTAAGCCACATGGAGTATTGAAAAAAGAAGCTGTTGAAAGGATAATCCGTATCATAGGTCAAAGGGCAGAACTTGACAGACCATTGACACCGCATCTATTCAGACATACTCTTGCAACACTTCTTCTTCAGAGAGGAACACCAATTACAGAAGTACAAAAGATTCTTGGACATGTTAACATTAACACGACAATGATCTATGCGAAGGTATCTGATGATGATATAAAAGCATCACACATGAAATACGCAATGTAAGTCAAAGAGCAGGAAGATTCCTGCTCTTTATTATTTAGTGTGCCGAGCATGGTATTAATCTTACTGGTGTAAGTCCGGTCACGGGTATTTACCGCTAAGTGTAGCGAACCACAATGTAGATTCTGAGATGGATAAATCTGAAGAAATGCAGAACGAAACTGAAATAAAACAAACAATCAACCATTTAGGAGAGGACAGAAATGTTCTCTTTTTTTGCATTGGAGAAAGTATTATGAGAGGATTAAAAAGACAGAAACAGACTGTGTACTGGTCAAGAGTAACCGAAACACTTGAGGGAATAGATACCGTACCGACATACAGTCAACCGCAAAGCTTTAAGTTTTCTGTATCATCTACCGCAGGAACGCCAGAGGAAATATCGGCAGGAATCGTGCCGGATTACGACAGATACATTACTTCCTTTAACCGTTCTTTCCATCCGCAAGAGGGAGATGTATTTTGGATTGATACCGTGCCACAGGTTGACACACTGGGAAATCTGGTTCTGGAAGATGGTATTCCTACAACACCGCCAGATTATCGTTTGAAGAAAATCCTTGATACGCAAAGAGGAAATCTGGCTAGATATGGAATTAAAAAGATAGGTGCAGAAGAATGAGTAAGAAAATGATCAAATGCAGTTTAAATCGAAAATCAATTCAAGATGCAATAGATCAACTCAAAGTTTATCAAACTGAATTAAACAACAAGAATGAGTTATTTGTTAAACGGCTATCTGAACTTGGACTTGAAGTTGTACAGACTACAATGGAATCAATACCAGATGAGGAAAAAGGAAGTTATTACACTGAAATTATCTATGACAAACAGGGCAATATAATTGGTTCTTCTATACGATTGTCAGGAAACAATGTGCTTTTTATCGAATTTTCGGCAGGAATAACGTATGGGACGAATGATTATCCTTTACCTAGCGGAAATTCTTACGGAATGGGGACGTATCCTTCCAAAAAAGAAAAATCAGACTGGGACAATCCAAATGGTTGGTGGTACACAGATGAAAGCGGACAGTCACACCATTCGTACGGAAATAGAGCGTATATGCCGATGTATCACGCAGAACAAGCTATTGTTATTGCTGTTCGTAAAATCGCTAAGGAAGTTTTTGGTTAATTTTTTATCCACTCAATCCGATAACCAACGATATTTAAAATTTCCTCGATTTCAGAATACGAAAAAGTTTCTTTTCTGAAACGATTGCTAAAATTTTGAAACGTAAAGCTTGTTCCGTGCCTGCGATTTAATTCATCGTTAACTTGGCTCATAGTAAACCCTTGTGAAATAATTATTGCTTTTAATTTGGATTTTAGTTCCATAAAATACTCCTAGTGATTATTTGTTAAATTATAACATTATAAAAATAAATTGTAAACTTTAATCTTCTTGAAAAAATAAATTATATAGTTTATAATTAAATTAAACAATTTATATAGGAGATGATTGTATGCCAAGACCTACGCCTGACTTTACTGGAATGAAATTCGGAAAATTAACTGCCCTTTACAGAATTAAATCGGAAAAAACTACAGGTAGTGGAAAACATGCTATGTGGATGTGCAAATGTGATTGTGGGAATGCCAAAATCATAAGTTCCACAAGGCTTGCACATGGAAAGATAGATAATTGTGGGTGCATGGATTCTAAATGTAGGAATAAAAAAGGACAATTTACAAAGGGTGAAAATGTAAAAGATATTTCTGGTAAGAAATTTGGAAAATTAACAGTACTGAAATTAGATAAAATTGTTAATAGAAAATCTTATTGGATTGTAAAGTGCGAGTGCGGAACAATAAAAACGGTAAGAAGTGATACTCTTAAAGTTATTACATCTTGCGGATGTGACAAGAAAAAACAAGATATTATTAATTTTGACATAACGAATCACCATGAATTGACCCACCATCCTGTTTACAGCATATGGAATGCAATGATTAATAGATGTGAAAATCCACATAATAAGAATTACAATAATTATGGCGGACGTGGCATTAAAATTTGCGAAGAGTGGAAGGATATACGAAATTTTTCAAAATGGGCTGATGAAACCGGATTTGAATTAGGCAAAAACCTTTCTATCGAAAGAAAGGATGTGAACGGTAATTATTGCCCCGAAAATTGTTGCTGGATTGACAGAAAATTGCAATCTCGCAATAGAAGAAATACCGTTAGACTTGATATAAACGGAGACAATAAATCACTTTCAGAATGGTGTGAAGTATACAATGTACCATATAAAAAAGTTATTGAAAGATATTATAGGGGAATACGAGAAATAGATGATTTATTTTATAAAGGCAATTTGCAGATGAGAGATTTAGGAAAAGAGTAAGTACACAAGCTACCATGCCAGTCTACAAAGCGAGCGTAGAAATTATGCAGAATATCCGCAGAATCGCAAAAGAAGTGTTTTCTGCATAAAAACATAGCACCTTTTCTTACTGAATATAACGTCTGTTTTATGTATACTGTAAGATATAAAAGCATCTACCGGAATGGTGGGTGCTTTTTCTATGCTCAAAATAAGGTGGTGACAGAGATGCCAGATGTGGTAAAAAATCCAGTTTCGGATGTATTTGAACGATGGACAACAACTATTGAACCTGTTGTAGGAAAAGGTAACTTTTCTAATGACGAAAGTCAGACGGCAGCTTCAAACAAAAGGGTTTACGCACGTTTGTTCTTGCTTGGAAATCCAACATCACGTGGCAATCTTGAGGGGGATGAGTGCGCGACAACGCCATCTTTCCAATCAGAATCCTATGCAACTGGTTCAAAAGCTTCTTCAAAAGTATATGAAATTGACGCTGCCAGTCACAAGGCTATGGTTGGCATGGGGTTCCGTAGGATATACGGACCTGTAAGACAAAATAATGCTGATAACAGCATAAAACGTGTTGTTAGCAGATATAGCCGGATTTATACCGGCACATTACTCTAGGAAAGGAGTGAGAAAACATGGAGCAGATTATGAATTACGTGAAACCGGAACTTCTTATTGTCGCGGTTGTACTGTACTTTATCGGAATGGGAATCAAAAAATCCGAAGTCATACCGGACAAATATATCCCGGCAATCCTTGGTGCTTTAGGCATTCTGATTTGTGGAATTTATGTTATTGCTACATGCGCTATATCTGGCGCACAGGAAATCGCAATGGCAATTTTTACTGCAATCACACAGGGAATCCTCGTCGCAGGACTTAGCAATTATGTAAATCAGATTGTAAAGCAGGCAAGCAAAGAAGACTAGAAGGAGGTGATCCTTTTATCTCCCGGTACAGGGTTACGTACTAGAACCAGAGCCATTAAGGCTCTTTTTTATTGCAATAATTTATAGCCGAAAGGCAGAAAGGAGCCAAAATGGCACGATTAACTACACTTGGTGTGAAATTTTCATATGCCGTTGAAACCGTGAAAGGCACAAAGCCTACCAAATTCACACAGCTGGAAGAAGCCTCTTCCATCGGCGGTATTTCTCTTGAAACAGAACAGATTGACGTTTCTGCGCTGGAAGATTATCTGACACAGTATGCAGCTGGTAGACAGGATACTGGTGGTACATGGGAAATTGAATTCATCATGGATCCGGACAAATCTGTTAAACAGATTAAAAAACTGTACGAAGATTCTAAAGCTGCAAAAACTACAGGACTGGCGACTTGGTTCCAGGTATCATTTCCGGATATGTCCGACTCATTCTTTGTTATTGCAGAATGCGGTCGCGAAATTCCAATGCCAGAAATTGCACAGAACGAAGCAGCAACCATGTCTATTTCTCTTATCATCAATACATATAAGGGACTGGATACCAAAATTGAGCCGACAGCGGCTGCTGAATAATATGTAAAACAGGGAGGATAATTCATGTTTAGTTTCTCAGTAAATGATAAAACATACAAAGTAAAATTCGGATACGGCGTACTTACCCAGTCAGACATTCTTACACAGGTGTCTTCTATGGGAGCAATCAACAATCCGAAAGATATGATTAAAATGCTTCCAGAACTGATTCTGGCGGGTCTGCAAAGAAAACACAAAGATGAATTCGGGTATGAAACCGAAGAAGAAAAGAAAGTTGCATATGAAAAGGTATGTGACCTTCTGGATGATTACGAAGATGAATCCACAGAGGAAAATCCTCAGAATGGATTTATTTTATTCGAAAAAGCAAGTCAGGAGCTTGAAAAGAACGGTTTTTTATCCGGAATGGTAAAAGCAATGGAGAAAGCGGAAAAGGAACAGAAGCTTCCGAAAATTCCGCAGGATCACAAGAAGAAGAGCTGAGCTTTCCTGAGGTAGTCCATAAAAAACTACTTCCACTTTATTTGTCTATTGGCGTTTCTGAGGAAAAGTTTTGGGATTCCACACCGTATGATTTAGAACCATACATGGAAGCCTACAAATTAAAACAAAAAATGGCAGATTCGCAAGCATGGCAGTTCAACATGTACACGATGTGTGCAGTTCAGACTGCGGTTGCAAATGTGCTTATTGGTAAAAAGTCAAAGGCTGAATACCTTAAAGAACCATTTTCACAAACAGCTGAAAAGCAAAAGCAAGAGGATGAAGAGAATCTTTCTGAAACAGAAAAGAAACGGCAACGTGACAGGTTGCTCATGACATTGCAACTCATGCAAGCAAATTTTGAGCTGAATCATGGTAATAATGACGAGGGCAGGCAGGATTAAAAGTCTTGTCTGCCCTTTATTTTTTTGATTAAAAGGAGGTGCTTTAATGGCCGATAATACCATAGATACTCTCAATATACAAATAGAGAGTAGTTCTTCCAGAGCTGTTCAATCTATCAACGACCTTATTAAAAAGCTAGATGTATTGAATAAATCTTTGAATGGCATTAATACTGGTGGGTTGAGAAATTATGCTAAAGAGCTTGGGCGAGTTACCGTTGCTTTCAGTTCTCTTGGAAATGTCAATACGTCTGGCTTAGATCGTACCATAGCAAAACTGAATGCTCTCAGCAAAATCAACCTGAGTAATCTGCAAAATCAGAAAATAAGTCTTGACCTCGAAATTAAAGGTGGAGATCAGACACAAAAATTGCAGTACGCCATCGACAAAACCATTCGAGATATAAAAGTTGACACATCATCATTATCTGAACAACTCATTAAGTCATTTGACCTTAAAGGTGGGGCGGCGGCTAAAATTCGCGCTCAGATGAATGAGCTGTCCAAAGCTATGGCAAGCTCTTATGACGGAACAGATATGTCTGCAAAACTCAACGATACGCTTAACAGCATTGCTAATACTATTATCAAAAGCGGAAGTGTTGTTAAGGGAAATTTAGGATCATATCTTGATGGCGCTGAACAGGAATGGATTGATTTCTATAATTTCTTTAAGAATAAAAGAATTTATGTTTCTGACATGCTTAAAGCAGATGTCGGAAACGGTGAATTCAATAGCTTACTAAAGGAAAATTTGAGCAATATTGTGCGTGATGCCGCAAAAGGAATAAATCTCAATGAATCATGGGGAGAATTGGCAGACAGATTTCCTACTCTGATTCCTAAAGATACAATCAATGCTGCAGATCAGTTGATTGCTGTCCTTGAAAGCCTCAAAAAAGTAAGAGATTCTATTAAGCCTGTTTCAATTCAAGACCTTACCGGCAGGGATTCAGCTATGGCATCAGATAAGGCGTGGGGGTTCAGTACAGACGCATACAATCAATTAGCCGAGAGTGTAAAGAAACACATTGAAAGTGCTTTGAGTACCGCAAACGGTGAACTTCCGGTTGATGTAAAAATTAATACAGATAAAATTGTCCTTGATATTCAAAAGGCAATCAATAAAGCAGCAGACCTGAAATATAATACCGTCAACGTTACTCTGGATGCCGATGTAACAACGGTAAAAGACGCAATCACAAAGAAGTTAAAAGATATCGATGCCGGAGAAATGACTGATTTGTCTACCAGTATGGCAAAATTTGCAACCTCTCTCCGTGATCTGGGAAGTGTGAATTTCAAAGGGACTGGATTGAACGCAGTTATTAATTCCATCAATCGTCTTGGAAAATCCGATTTCAGTCAGTTTGATACAGGGAAATTAGGCGAAATCCTTACCGAGATGCAGAAACTTGATGCTATTCCAGACGTTTCTCCGAGCGTTAGCCGGTTCACAACCGCTATAGCTAAACTTGCCGGTACAGGACAGTATATCGGCAATGTATCAAAGGAACTTCCGAATCTTGCGGCAGGTTTAAATAATACGGCTACTAAATTAAGCTCTATGAGCGAAGTATCAGCATCCACCAATACTTTTATTACTTCTCTTGGAAAATTAGCTAGTGCAGGAGATAAAACTGGAAAGACTGCAAGTCAATTATCAACTCTTGCACAAGAGGTTTTGAAGTTTTTTGACGCAATGAAAAGCGCACCAGATATCAGTTCGAGCACAATAAGAATGACAGAAGCTCTTGCAGTATTAGCATCATCTGGAAGTAAAGTAGGGCGTGCCACAAATAGCGTTTCGAATTCATTTAACACGATTTCTTCGTTAGGTTCAAAAGCAAGCACTGTAATCCATGGGCTGACAAATGCTTTTCAAAAATTTGCTTCAAAAGCTATTTCTTTAGGTGGAAAAGCTGTATCTGCAATCGCAGGTATTGGAAATGCATCTTCTGAAGCTGGTGAAAAAATAAGAAGATTATCAAATCCTCTGAGTTCGGTAACTAATAAGTTGAGTGCTCTTTACGCCAAAGGTTTCCTTGCAAAAAGAGCATTAGATGTTCTGACATCACCAGTAGAATCCGCAATGAACTATGTAGAGACTCTGAACTATTTCAACTCTGCGTTCAATCAGGTGGCAGAAGGAATCGACACTGACGAATGGAAAAAAAGTGGCATAAAATCTGCTGAAGCGTATGCAAATTCATTCCAAGAAAGAGCAAAACAGCTTTCACAGAAACTGACAGGATTCGAAATTTCAGATACTGGCGAACTGACTAGAACCAATACCGCTAGTCTTGGACTTGACCCAGAAAAGACAATGCAGTATCAGGCAACATTTGCGCAGATGGCATCATCTATGGGAGATACATCGGAAACTGCATTGAAACTGTCAAATGCCTTGACTATGATTGGCGCAGATCTTGCATCTGTAAGAAATATGGACTTTGAAGATGTATGGCAGGATATGGCATCTGGCATGGCTGGTATGAGCCGCGCTATGGATAAGTACGGCATTAATATCCGTAATGCCAACATGCAACAGGAACTGTATAATCTTGGAATTAATACCAGCATATCGAATTTGTCTCAGGCAGATAAAACGATTCTAAGAACGATTATCTTGCTGAACAACTCTAAGTATGCGTGGGCTGATTTATCAAACACGATCAATCAACCGGCAAATCAAATTCGTATGCTGCAAGCTAACTTTGCATCCCTTGGTAGAACAATAGGTTCCTTGTTCATTCCTATACTGCAAACAGTTCTTCCGTATGTCAATGCAATCGTAATCGCATTACAAAGAATGTTTGCTTATATTGCAAAATTGCTTGGAATCAAACTGTCAAACTTTGTATCATCTACTGGTGGTATTTCTGTAGATACCGGAGATATTGCAGATAATATGGATAATGCCAGTGGTGCAATTGACAATGCCAATACCAGCGCAAAAAAACTTGAAAAAACATTGTCAGTTCTTGCGTTTGATCAACTGAATCAGCTTAATGACAATTCTGATTCTGGTAGTACAAGTAATCCATCTTCTGGCTCTGGCGGTGGCGCATCACATCTTCCGGCGCTTGATGCCGCATTAGATGATGCTTTGTCTGCATATCAAAAAGCATGGGACGAAGCATTCAAGAAAATGTCCAACAGGGCAAATGAAATGGCAGATGCCATTGTAAATGCCTTTAAGAGAAAAGACTGGAAAGGTCTTGGAAAAATCATGGCTGATGGCATTAACTGGGGAATGCAAAAGCTTTATGATTTCATTAACTGGAATAACGTAGGCCCTTACATCACTAAATTCACCAGTGCGTTCACCCAGACTTTCAACAGCCTTGTTGATAATATCAACTGGGATTTGATGGGACGTACAGTAGGAGCCGGCATTAATACAATAGTTAATACAGCCAATCAGTTGCTTGAGGGAACGAATTTCAAAAACCTTGGCAAGAAATTTGCAGAAGGTATTACAGGCTTAGTTCGTGAAGTTGATTGGACTAATTTTGGAAACATGCTTGGGAACAATTTTATGAAAGCATGGGATGCGTTTACGGGATTTGTCGAAAACCTTCCATACAGTGAAATTGGTCAGTCTGTAGCAACTGGATTAAATGGAATCTTTGAGAAAGTAGACTTTGGAGAAATAGCACATGCGCTTGCAACAGGTTTAAACGGAGCTTTTGATTCGTTAGATGCGTTTACAAAAACATTCGAATGGAATGAACTGGTTGATAATATTACAAATGGTATTGTGACATTCATGCAGGAATTTGACTGGAAAGAGAATGGACAGAAACTTGAAAATTTTATCAATCATCTCTTAACATCATTAATTGACATCGCAGAAGGTGTCGATTGGGAAGCGTTTGGACACAATGTAGGCGTGTTCCTCAGTGAAATTGACTGGGGAAAACATCTTGCACAGTTACTTACGGTTATCGGAGACGTTCTTGGTGGAATCTGGGAAGGACTTGGAACAACATCTGCTGGCACATTTGTTCAAGCAATGGCTGTTTTTGCTATTGGTGACAAATTAATGCCACTCGTTGACACCATTACCAAATTCTTTACAGGCGATACTGTTTTTGGAAATCTTTCTAAAGCTGTACGAGGTATGTTGAGTCCCGCAATCACAGAAGCTGTAGCGACAACTATTCCAGCTCTTGGTACTTCCTTGGGTGCGCTTGTGGCAACTGGTGGTGGAATTGCTCTTGCAGTAGGTGGTGCAGTATTACTTACCAAGAAATTAGCAGGACTTTTTGAGACCATGCAAGGTGGTAATGGAATGACTACACAATATGGTGGTTATCTCCATGATTACGCAGCACAGCTTACTAATGTAGCGAATCTGACTAATAAGCAGTCAGAAGCATTATGGCAGTTAATTGAAAAGGACGAAGAGCTTGGAAAAACTCACGATGAAATGTACTCTGATATGGTTGAAAAGCTGAAAGAGTATGGTGTTTCATCCAATCAGGCTAGAACAGCTCTTGAGCAGTATGGCGCACAAGCCGGCGTATCAGCTGAATTTGTTGAAGGCATGACCAATCAAATCTCTGCTCTTGGAGAAGGTGTGTCTGAAGCTGCAAGCAAATTCGATACATCAAAAATCAGTATTTCGGATTTGAAAGACGAGCTATACTTATTGAGTCTGAAATCTGACGATTTTGGTGGTTCATACAAAACAGCCATGGACGAACTTGATAATGCTAATAATGGTGGAACCATCACAAATACCAAAGATGCATTAGATGCAGTCTACACTTCATTGAAGAATGCAGGTGTTCCGCTTGATGAACTGAACGGCAAACTTGCAAAAGACTTCCCGAACGCTACGTTAGCCACAAAATCAGCAGTAGACAAGAATATTGTTGGAGCGCAGCAGACTATTTCAACATCAGTTGGACAAGCATCTAAAGATACAAAGACAGCCACAAATGAAATGGCAAAAAATGCCACAGATGATTTCTCGGAAATTCAGAAGCAAGCCGATACTTACATGAAAGGCATGGAAAGCACTACTACTAGCTCATGGGGCAATTCTTCCAGAGAAGCTACATTAAAGGCAAGGGAGATGAAAAATGCCGTAAGCACAGAGCTTGGAAATATGGACAAATCTGTAACAAGCCATTTCCAAAGTCAGTACAACATTGCTTATAAGAAATGGGAGAATATCGGAAGAGATATTTCTTCCTACATTTCAAAGGACATGAACAACAAAATTGGCAGTTCCCTGAACAGTGTTGTAGATACAATCAAGAGCAAGTTTACCGGGTTGTATAATGTCGGCAAAAATGCAATGCAAGAACTGTCAAACGGCATGAAATCTGTCCATATCAGTACGCCGCATATGTGGATGAACATGAATGCTTCTACAAGCGGAAACCATTATTCCTACAACTGGGATTCTGGTGTAAATTGGTATGCAAAAGGTGGTTTGTTCAAAAATGCATCTGTCATTGGTGTAGGTGAAGCAGGACAGGAAGCCGTTCTTCCTCTGGAAAATCGTAAAGCCATGAAATCCATTGCCGACAGCATCATGTCCGGCTATGACGGCAACATGGGTCTTACGAAAGATGAGATCATGGAAGCTGTCGAGCGTGGCGTAGTTACTGCTTTGATGAACAATGGCGGCTTTGGTGGTTCTTCACCAGAATACATCATGAACAGTATCAAAGTGAACGAGCGTGAACTGGCGCGAATTGTCACAAAGGCTCAGAACAACACAGATTACCGCATGAATCCGTCTCCGGCTTATTGATTTTTGCATAGGAATCTGGTATAATATTCGTAACTGAATAAAGATTATTTTTACGAGCATACTAAAGATGACTAGAGGCATTGCCCTCACGGTTTCTTTGGTATGCTCTTTTTTATTTGGTAAAATCCTGCCTGCATAAGCAGTTGCGAACGAAAGGAGTTACATGGAAATAGTAAGTATTAAAAATAATCAAGCTTTTACTGATAGTAGAATAATTGCAGTTGGTACAAATAATAAGCATCATTCGATAACAGCAGTTATTCAGAAATACTTAACAGATTTTGAAGATTTTGGAAAGGTTCGATTTGAAATGGAACCTTTGGCAAGTGGTCAAAAAGAAAAGGTTTATATACTGAATCAGCAACAAGCCACATTGCTTATGACCTATTTAAGAAATAGTGAAATTACTCGGAAGTTTAAGAAGGAACTGGTACGACAATTCTATTTGATGCAACAATTTATTTTTGAACGGCAAAGTAAGCACTGGCTTGAAACAAGAGAACAGGGAAAACTTACGAGAAAGGCTGAAACCGATGTTCTTAAGCAGCTAGTCGAGTACGCTGAAGAACAGGGATCCTTGCATTCCGATAAAATGTATGTCGCATACACCAAATTGGCAAATAAAATTTGCGGTATATCTGGAAGAGATAATGCCACAGCTCAACAACTCAGTAGTCTTACTGTTGCGGAAAATATTATTCTTCATTGCATTCAATCAGGAATTTTAGAAAATAAACATTATAAAGATATTTATAAAGACTGCAAGAAGCGACTAGAAATCTTTAAAGATATTGCTTATTTAGAAGTGGCTTAAACTATGGGAGGAAAAAAGATGGAAAATTATATTTGTGCTATAAAAAGCCCATTTTCAAAATATCAGCGTTTTGTATATGTTGACCATAAAAATAGGGTTGCGCCAGGATTAATGAAAAAAAGAGGAATCAAAGAGTATATAAATAGAATTGCTGATATCAATAACACAAATTATCTTTTGATTGATTGCAATGTAGAATCTCAAGACATCGGTTCTTTTGTGGAAATACTTGAAGAATTAAAAGACGTAATGGCAAATGGGAGACACAATGATTACCAGGCAACATATGAATTTATTCTCGGCACCATGCGTGACATGATGAATAAGAGCAGAAACAAATAATTTTGGTAAAACCAGTAGGCTAGGGTAGCTCCCGAAAAGTGTAAACCTTGATGCACCTGCCTACTGTTTTTATAAATCAAGGATTCTGGCATATTATGGAGATGCCAATGACCAACAAGGAGGTTATCTATTATGAACTACAAAGAATTATTATATAACAAAGACAAAGTTCTTACATTTTACCCAGAATTAGCAGTAATTTTGAATAAATTCGATGAAATTGAATCTAAAAGAATTTCAGAAGAAACAGGTGAGCTTAAAAAACCGGATAAAACTGGATTAAACAAAGCTATATTTCTGAATCAGTTAAATTATTGGATTGAATTGAACGAACAATCAGGAATCAATTTCGAAGATGGATATTATTGGTCATACAGTTCTTATCCAAAAATGATTGAAAGAGATTTTCCATATTGGTCTGTTGACACGCTTAAGCGAGCAGTCACATCTTTAGAAAAATACGGAATTGTGATATCTGCAAATTATAATAGCATGAAGATGGACAAAAAGAAATGGTATCGCATAGATTACAATTAAAAAATCGGGCAATTCTTATGGGAAACACGGATTATGAATCATTTTGCAAAGAGCACTTCGAAAGATTCATTTTGGATATCCAAAAGAAACATTAATATAACTTTTTCTTACTGAATCTCACCTTGTATATGTGATAGAATAAATAATCATAAAGCGTCTATCAGAACGATAGGCGCTATTTTCGTGTAATTAAGCATCTTCTTTCGGGAAGGTGTTTTTTCTTTTATGAGGTGTTATATGGCAGAAATATTTTTAAAAGTAAACGGTGTCTCGATGCCTTGCCCGTCTTCCTACACATGGGGATTACAGGACGTATCAGCGGCAAAATCAGGAAGATCTGATGACTCTGTCATGCATAAAAACAGGGTAGCGCAAAAAAGGAAATTAGCTTTGCAGTGGAACGGTAAAGATTGGACTACTACAGCTAAGATTCTCCAAGCGTTCAATCCCGAGTACATCCAAATTACATATCCAGATATGATGTCTGGAAAATACGAAGTCAGAACGTTTTATGTCGGCGACAGGAGTGCGCCTGTTAAATGGTGGTGGATTGGAAACCAGAGAACAGAATCTATCAGTTTTGATGTGATTGAGAGGTAATGCATGAGAAAATTATCTAACAGATGGAAAGAAAAAGTTAAGACCGGAATGGACGTGCAGTACCTCAAGTATGCAGATATCACACTTACAGACGGAACTGTACTCAATCTGACCAGCGCTGATTTGTGGCAAAACGGAATGGCATTCGAAGATTCCGTATCTAATGATAGCAGCTTTGACATCGGTTCTGCAATCGTTAATGTATTGGATTTAAGTATTAATAACTTTAATGGCGAATACTCTGGTTATGATTTTGAGGGAGCAGAAGTAGTTACATATGTTGGATTGGAACTGGACAATGAAACTACTGAAAAAATTCGCATTTGTACAATGACAGTTGTTGAACAGCCAGAAGACGAAACAGTAACCATCGACCTGACGTGCGAAGATAACATGCGGAAATTTGATCGTAATTATTCTGACAGTAAGCTGAAATATCCGGCAACCAGAGGGCAAATTATCAGGGATGCCTGCGAAGTATGTGGAGTAACCTTGCAGACAACGTCTTTTGACAGAGATGATTATATTGTACAGATACGTCCTGACAATGAGGCTTTGACGTTCCGACAGGTATTGCAATGGGTAGCTCAGATCGGATGCCAGTGGTTAAGATGTGATGAATATGGCAGACTTTGCGTAAAGTGGTACGATACGGAAAAAACAGATGCACAGAAAATCGACACGACCTACGGGTTTACACCACAGCACACCGATGTTGTAATTACTGGTATTCAAGTAACTGAATACAGTGATTCTTCAAATGAAGAACCAGAAAGCTATATGATTGGTACACAGGGATATGTACTGGCCATTTCTGACAATAAATTAATTCGTAAAGGCGACGGACAAACCATTGCTTCGATGATTGCCGAGAAATGCGTTGGAATGATATTTAGACCATTTGAATCTCAATGTCCTACAGACGTAGCCTTGGAAGCCGGAGATACAATTACAATAGAAGACCGAAATGGAAATCTGTACAACACATACCTCACGACTACCACTTTGCAGCCGGGATCTGGACAAAAGATTGCCTGCAATGCAAAAAGTGCAGCAAAAAACAGCACTGTGCGGTACGGACAACTTACTCAGGCGTATGTTGAAGCTCGAAAACTTGTCAAAAAAGAACAGACTGCAAGAGAACGTGCGATACAAAAACTTGAAGAATCTCTGTCTATTGGAAGCGGACTGTTTGCAACTTATGTGAAACAGGAAGACGGAAGTACAATTTCGTATTTCCATGACAAGGCAAAACTCGAAGATTCTAAGAATGTCATCAAAATCACAGCAGAAGCCATTGGCGTATCCAATGATGGTGGCAAAACATATCCGTTTGGTTTCCAATTAACCGGAACCATGATAGCAAAATTGTTATACGCAGAGGGAATTAATGCGGATTTTATTAACGCTGGTGCGCTTACTATTAAGGACGGGCAAGGAAATATAATCTTTTCCGTCAACATGGACACAAATTCTGTGTACATCAACCCGGAATATCTGATGATTGGAGACGTAAGCCTGTCTGACAAAATCAAAGAATTGGATGAAAATATTGCCGCAGCTAAGAACATGACCATGACGCTCTCGAATGAATATCAGGCAATTTCTACTGATGAGAATGGAAACATTCCCGGAGAGTTTCCACAGGTGCAGACCACCGCACAGGTAATGTATGGCACGATGGATGTAACGGACGATTGCAGTTATACGATCACAGAATCTGAAAATGTGACCGGAATCTGGGATAAAGCTACGCACACTTATACTGTTAGCGAAGTTACGGCAGACAATGTATGGGTTGATATCAAAGCAGTGTATCTGAATGCTCTCGCCATAACCAGACGGTTTAGTGTCTCTAAACAGAAATCTGGTACTCCCGGAAGAACTTACGTGTTAGAATCATCTACTACAATTCTGAAAAGAGAAAGTGAAAACAGCATAACACCAAATGTTGTGATATTTAGCGCGTACTACCGTGATGGCGAGAACACAGGTAGAACAGATTATGCCGGAAGATTTGTGATTGAGGAAACGTCCGATGGAAAGACATGGGAGACCGCTTATTCGAGTGTAACAGATGAGACCAGTGTTAACTACTATGTAGATTATATTTTTGCGGATTCTGATGGAGTATTGATCGCAGACAGTGACGGTTCACTGATTGGTGCTCGCTCAAAAGATATCGTAGGATTACGGTGCAGCTTGTACGCATCGGGTGGAACCACGAATCTGATTGACACAGTCAAACTTGATGTTATCACAGAAGTCACGGCTCTGACACAGGAAGATATTTTGAAGCTTCTGACCAATGACGGAGAATGGAAAGGCATTTACAAAGGCGCAGACGGGGAACTGTACATTTCGTTCAGTGCCGCAATGGGCGGATTATTGAAACTGGGTGGAAAAAACAATGGAAATGGTGTTTTGCATATTTACGACGATGACGGCAAGGTAAAAGCAACATTAAATTACAATGGACTTGTCGTGTATGAAAATCCATTAAATCCTGACCCTACAGAATCCCAGACGTATTCAGGACTTCTTTTTGACGGTGCTTCCATTCATCCTGTTAAAGGTAAAACAAATTTATCGGATGATGATGAAATCATCATCATTGAAGATGATATAGGGATTTTTTATTCCCGGCTCAATGATAATGGTGAACTTATTTTTGAAGCAACATTTGGAGAATTGTATACAGCCTCTTTCTCTTGTGACGAGTTTTATTGCAGTTCCGGAAAAGCAAAACTTGACAGCCTTGAAATAAAAGATGTAGTGACTATGGCAAATACCCCAGACCAATATGACACTTATGTAACATATTATCAAGAAGTGGATTTTCGCGGCGGCATTATATTACACAAATATCCAACAGTCACAGCGGGATACAACTGTTACATCGACATGCATACTTTCCAATTATCCAGATTCAGCTCTTCATCCGAACGCTACAAAATTCTTGGAGCAGAGCTGTCTAAAAAATTTATCGACAACCTGTACAATATCAAACCAATAATGGCACGGTACAAAGACGGTTATCTTGACGAACATGATGAGCGCGTAGGAATAGATTTTCCGATGTTCAATGCCGATGACGTTGACAAATATTTTCCACTGGCAGTCGACCATATAGACGGAAAACCTGAGAACTGGAATGAACGTATTATGGTTCCGGCAATGTTCGCAATGATCAAACAGCAGAAATCCGAAATAGACAACCTAAAAGAGGATATTAAAGAACTGAGAAAAATTATAAAAGAAATGAGAGGTGAATAATATGGCAGATGCATTAGATTCAAAGAAAATCAGCGCATTCATTGACAATGCAACACCGGCAGATACAGATTACTTCCTTAATGCGACGGGGAATGCAATGAAAAAAACAAAAGTGTCGCAGCTGATCACATGGCTGAAGGAGAAGCTGGGGATCAATGCGTTAAACGCGAAAATGAATGATTATGTTACTATTAAAAATTTTACCCAAAAAATAACTCTGAAAAGTGGTATTGCGACTGTAAGCATCAGTGCTGCATTAGATGGTTATACACTTTTAGGAATTGTGCGATGCAGTTTCGCGAGTAGTTATTTAACTACGACTGGATATACATTAAGTGGAAATAATTTATCACTTAATGTACGAGACGTTTCGGCACCTACGACTTCCGAAGCGTCGGCAAACTGCTATGTAACAGCATTGTATGTTAAAAATTAAATTGTTTAATTTGTGCCGGCGTAACCGGAGAAAGGAAGGCAGATGGAAACAATTATTTCATCCTGTATCAGCGTAGCAGGCATTACAGAAGTAGAGGCAGAGGGCGAATAATCGTCCTCTTTTTTAATGGAGGCGTAACATGGAAATTAAAGGAATTGACGTATCATCTTATCAAGGGAAGCCAGATTGGACGAAAGTTAAGAATTCTGGAATCAAGTTTGCGATATTGAGAATTCATCAGAAATCTGGAATTGATACATCTTTTGAACATAATTACAAAGGTTGTAAATCCAATGGAATTCTTATTGGTGGGTACAAGTACAGCTACGCTTTAACACCGGCACAGGCGATTGACGAAGCTGAGGACGTACTTTCCGTTCTTTGTGGACGTGGATTGGATTTCCCAGTGTTCTATGATCTTGAATGGGCGCAGCAGAGAAGCTTTGGAAAGCAGGCTATCGAAAATATTGCAGTAGCATTTCTGACCAGAATTAAAAAAGCCGGTTATAAGGTCGGTATCTATTGCAATCTTGATTGGTACAACAACGTTCTGTCAGATGCTCTGAAGCAGTATGATTGTTGGATTGCTCGTTATCCGGCTAGTGATAATGGCTCTGTACAAGAAAGACTACGTCCAAATGTTGGTGTAGGCTGGCAGTATTCCAGCAAAGGAAAAGTCAATGGTATCAATGGAAATGTAGATATGAATGTGTTCTATACAGATTATCGGACGGAACAGAAAGGAGAAGCAACAGTGAGCAAAACAAAATTACAAAAATTCACAGAACTCGGCGATTATTACGCAAACAATGGCGGCAATAAACCGTATCTGGAAAAACGCACAAACGCTTATCTTGATGATTTCCAGAAAAATGCCGGATACAATAACTACACCAAATTTGCCCGTGATGTAGATTCTTGGGGGCAGCCGGGATGTCAGGGACAGCCATGGTGCGCGGAATACCAGTTCTGGAAGTTGGCGAAAGTCTTAGGTATTACAAAAGCATTACAGATCATGGGCGGTGGATTTTACAACTGTGTGTCAATCACCAACTGGGCGAAGAAAAATGGTACATGGCACAGGACGCCAAAAGATGGAGCACTTGTTATCTTCCGTGATGGCTCTCACATCGGATCTGTCCGCTCTTATAGCAATACGTACATCTACACCAACGAAGGAAACACTTCAAGTGCAGCAGGAGTCATTGCAAATGGCGGATCCTGCCGAAATAAACGCTATCTTCGCAGTGATCCGGTAATCGACGGCTATATCTGGATTGCATGGGGAGATGAGAAAACTTCTACAGAGACATGGAAAGCAACCGGCACAGCCATATCCACGGTTGACGACCTGTACATCCGCGAGACACCAAACGGATATGTTCTCGGACAGATCAACAAGGGAAATCGCGTAGAAATTAACGGTGAGAAATCCGGTATGTGGACGAAAATCAAGGTTGCAGGTATTGGCATCGGATGGGCGGCAACTAAGTATTTGCAAGTTGACGGAGCTGAAAACAAACCGACTACAATCACCAACAAGCAGAACAAGACGCAGCGTCTCTTTGTCGGAAAAGTATCTGCGGCATCTACGGTTGTACGCACGTGGGCCGGTGGCAACTATCCGTCTATTAAGAAATGGCCTAAGCTTGTGAGAGGCAACCTTGTTGACGTGATGAATTTCACTCAGAAAGCAACAAACGGTGTTTCATGGCACTATGTCCGCATTGCAGGCAAGTACTACGGATTTGTGGCTGCAAAAGATATTTGCAAAGTGTAACAAGTGTGATATAATAAATATACCATAATTCAACTCCTCCCCAGAGTTTAAGCATGGACTCAAAAAAGAGATGGTCTGTTTCTTCCTTGACAGACCATCTCTTTTGCTTCACTTAATAATGTATTCCCAATATTGATTTTTAATATCCGCATATCCGTTCTTACGAATCAACACTTTATCCCCGGAAAACATCGTAAAATCAGAATCCAGCTTTTGCACATAATCCATGTTTACAACAAATGACTTATGGCAACGCAAAAACCGTTTATCAAGGTAAGGCTCAACCGACTTTAAAGTTGCATACATACTGTGCATAATCCCGTTCGTGCAATGAACAAAAACTTGCTTATCCCGTGCTTCGAGGTACTCGATTTTGTTCAATGGAATCCTTATAATGCAATCTCTGTGTCTGATTGTGAGCATCTTGTGTTTCATATCACTCAAGGTATTGTCAATCATAGAAAACATTCTTCCGTGTTCATTTCCCTTGATGATATAATGCGTAAATTCAACATCCAACGCATCAAAAACAAAATCCTTGTGAGCTGTCCAGAAAGCAATTTTGCCCTTATATCCACACTCTCGGAGTTCTTTGGCAATATCCACGCCATTTTCGTTTTTAAGTATTACATCCAAGACAATCATATCAAACCATTTTCCGTCCTTAACATCATCTATCAAGGGTTCCCCACTGAAATAACCGTCTATCGTATAATTCCGGTCACCGTTTTGCTTCAAAAACGGTTCAATCCGATGCTTAAAATACTCAACCTGTAGTTCACAATCGTCACAAATAGCAATTTTCATAGTAATCACCTTCCGTTTATCGCCTACGCTTCAACTTTCATCAGATTATCCTCATCTAATCAATTAATTATGGTAATATAGTAGCACTGAAACGGAAATGTGTAAATAGTTCAGCAGAAGTTCGAAAAAAATCGACATCTTAATACGTTGGTACAGCCTGCCAGATTACTCTGGGGAGGAGATGTGATCGTGAATGCAGGTTTTGCCATAAAAAGAGCCGGGGAGTAAAATCCTCGGCTCGTTGCTTTACAATGAATTATTTTTGATATGAAATTAAGTCCGTAGTATATTCGTTATCATATTCTGCTAATGGACGAATCGTTAATGCGAAATCTACGTTTGACACATCGGAAATTCCGTTTGCTGCAAGAAAATCATCTGTAGGAGTTAGGGTCACAAGAGTTTTGCAACCATCTAATAAATACTGATTGAATATTTCATAACTATCTGACATTGTAAAATCGTTATAAGTCTCAGAAGTTACATCGTATGCGAAATACTGTCCAGTAGTGTTTGTGATACAAAATGTGAAGCCGTTACCCTCTGAGGAAATGAAATCGACACTAATGCCGTTCTGGTTATACAAGTTCTGTGCACCGTCAAATACAGGAGAAGAAACTACAGTAGTTCCAGTTACGTCAGCGTGAATCTGACCGCTGTCAAAAGCCTTGAAGCTCTTTGCATTGTCGTAAGCCCACAAGAGAACGTCAAAGCTATCTACTTCGTCCATCTGGTAGTCTTTGAAGAAATCTTTATTTTCCCATGTATCTATCAGCTCTAAAGTAGAATTCGCTTTCTTTCCGGGTGCTACATCAGAGGAGTTTATGCCATACTGATCGCCGCCTGCCATAATACCGTTTATGGCATAAGCATAAGGAGCTATGCCTAAATTCAAATTAGAATTGTTTTCGATATACAGTCCTATAGTGCCTGTGGACGGGGAATCGGTTAATCCTTTTGTTTCAACATGAATGCCGTTCTCTTCGTATAGTACAAAATCTTCTGCAAAAACATTGGATGGCATGGATGCAAGCAAAATGCTTGACAGCCCAATACTAGCTAGAAACTTTACTTTCTTTCTCATAAAAATATTTCCTCCTTAGTAAAATTTGCATATATTATACCGCAAGATTCAATAATAGCATAGTCAAAACCGAAATATTTTTCATATTTTTATCCATTAAAAATGCAGTTTTATCGTTTTGCCCGATTAATTTGCACAAAAAGTGGTATAACTAAATACATAAATTATAGACTAAAGAGGTATATATTATGAGGAAGATTGAGAGATTGCTGATCGCAGCAGGAGTAATCTTCTTTGCAAGCTACATCATTCACTTGCCGATGTGCAATCAAGATTATTTACGTAAAAGCTTCATCCGCTTGGCAGAGGATATGTGCAAGCATTCAACCTTAAGCCAGAGCATAAAAGAGGTTCTAAGAACGAACGATATTGTAGAAATCACAGAAAATCCAGTAAAAACGAACTTTATATTTGCGAAAGTAAAGGCTATATTTGAAATCACAAATATTCCAGTTTATCACTGGCAACTGGCGAGGGGGAATTTGGACGCGTCCCGTTTCAATGGACTCACGGGATGATATGATAAGAACAAATGTTCGAAACATATTTACCACTGACCAGACATATACTTTAATGTAGGCGGTAGCTTGCAGATAGGGAGGGTTATTTATGGATTATAAGAAAGAGATTATAAAAATAATAAATGAAATTGAAAGTCAAAAGATTTTACGTTATATTTATCTTATGTTACTCGACATTCCAAAACGATATTGGAGGTGAAATAAATGTTTTTCAAAAGAAAGAAAAAAGTAAAGCCTTACCACGTAGATACATCGCAGAAAGGCTTTGAGTATGTTGGCATTAAATTGACAGAACAACAATTCCAAGATTTATGTGATCTGAATTTTCTGTGGATAGAAAATGAGAACAGGCAATTGTCACCGGTATTTCATATTCTTGTTCTTATGAAAGTACTAGGTTTACTGCCACCCGAAATGATAAATGATAGCAGCAGAAATAACACTTCCAACGACTACTGTAATGATCGCAAGGAATTGCTTCAACGTAAATTTGGCAGAATTAGAAACTGATTCTTTAATTTGTTTGCTTTTATTTGTGAATGCTTCGTGATATTTTTTCATTCCTAAGTCTGTAACATGTGCATCGTATGTTGATTGAATTATATAGTGCTTGTTTTTAAGTGAATTTAAAAACGGAAATAAAGATAAATCATCACAGTCCAGTTTGTCACGAACACTTATAAGCATAGCATTGCGTTCTTCATCCATGCATTCAATAATTGCTTTTAATACAGCTGCTTCTGATAACATAATGCACCTCACTCACTCAAAAGATTAATTAATTCAACAATATGTTTCTTTTTGGCATCGGACAGCCCGAAGTATTTCTTTAATGCATCGGACAGTTCGGTGTCTTCTCTTATCTGTGCGATCAGATGCACAGATTCATCGGAAAAATCTTGTTCCGGCTCTTTCCCTGTCATCAGATAATCTACGGATACGTTGAAGAAATCTGCGATTTTTTGGAGCTTATCTTGTTTTGGAGTATACTTTCCCTTTTTCCAACTGGTTAATGTGGCAGTAGAAATATCAGTTCCTCTTGAAACCTGACTGGGAGTTACTTCTCTTTCTTTGCATAATCGTTCAAAGTTCTCATAATACATGGATTTTCTCCTTTGTGAAAAGAACTAAGAAATCTTAATTTAAATATTGACATACTAAGAAAACTGTGCTATTCTTTAGAAGAACTAAGAAACCTTAGAAATATCGCAGTAAAAAATTAAGAAATCTATATAATTGTTTGTTGGCAGCTTCATTATATAAGAAATCTTAGTTATTGTCAAGAAAGGAGTGAGAACTTGTTTAACTACATGGTTTTCGAAAAGCTTTGCAAGGATGCAGGAGAAACCGCTTATCAGGTTTGTAAAGATACGGGAGTTCAGTCTTCTACAATTGCCAATTGGAAAAAGCATTCAGAAACAAATGGAAAAAATGGATATGTTCCAAAAGCGGATAAGATTCTGTTAATCGCAAATCATTTTAATGTTCCTTTGGAAAAATTTATAGAGCCATAGAAAGGAGAAGTATGAAAAAATTACAGATTTTCAATTCAGAGGAGTTCGGAGAAATTCGAACAGTGACTATTGACAACGAACCTTGGTTTGTTGGGAAGGATGTAGCAGAAGCACTGGGATATTCCAATACAAGAGATGCTCTTGCAACACATGTTTCTGAAGAGGATAAGAATACCGTCGTGATTTCCGACGGAAAAAGAGGTAACCCAAATCAGGTTGTAATCAACGAATCTGGCTTATATGCTCTCATCTTTGGAAGCAAACTCGATTCAGCTAAGAGATTCAAACATTGGGTAACAAGCGAGGTTCTTCCAACAATCCGTAAGACAGGTTCTTACCAGAAACCAATGACCGTAGCAGAGCAAATTCAGTTGTTGGCTCTTGGCAACCAAGACCACGAGGAACGAATTGAGAAACTTGAGAATACCATGACACTTGACTATGGTCAGCAGAAGTACATCAGTGATCTAGTTTCCAAGGTGGTGATCGAAGTTCTGGGTGGAAAGAATTCCAATGCTTATGATGAGATTGGCAAGAAAGTATTTGCAGAATGCAACAGGGACGTAAAGACTTACTTCGATGTAAATGCCAGAAATAACATTCCCAAGCTGAGGTATCAGGAAGCAGTGGAATATATCAAAGAGTGGACACCTTGTACCAACACAAAGATGATGATTCGTGACTGTAATGCCCAGATGACAATGTAGGAGGTGGGAATGTGAAGATTTCCGATGAAACAATTATCAAGTTCAAAAATGGTGAAAAATTATATATGCCGTCTGAAATGTACGAAGAACTTGAATTTAAAAGAGATGGCAGTGTGGAGTGTAGTTGGACAGAAGATGGACATGACTGCAAAGTTCAGTTTTCTTGGGAGGATGTGCTCTACATCACAAGTACAACGCGGAACACATCCAATAAAAGTGATTAGTGCTTGGAACTAGGCTGTTTGACAGCTTTGAAATTCTTTACTTTCTCTTTATCCAGTTCATTAAGAAAGTAATTCTCATCATGGGAATCGAGAAGATCAACAAATTCTGCACGGTATTTGAAGTATCTCTGGCAGATATGAGGATTGTCCAGATTTCCCGGTAATTCAGCACATAACTTAGCGACAGCCAGATCATGAGCAATTTGGTTAATATCCATTGGTCACACCTCCTTCCTATAGGAGATTATAACATAGAAAGGAATGATATGTTGGAAGAAACTAATGCATTACTCAAACAGATTTTAGAAGAACTTAAAGCTATTCGAAAAGAAGTTGCCCCTACGAGAACAAAAAAAGTAACGCACACGGCAAATATTGACGGGAAGACAATTGCCGAATGCGTTACAAGCGGAGTTAGTTCTGCGATTCAGAAATCCATTCGTGATACTGACGAAGCAGATTCACAGCGATTGAAGTAGACAATCCAGTAATTGCAGATACGAAGTTGTCTGTGTTTTCAATTGCATCGGCTGTTGGTATAACCAGCTTTTTCATATCAACGGTTTTTAGGAAATCATCAAAATCTTTCATATTAGCACCTCCCTTCGAGGGAGATTATACCACAAACTAGGAGAAACCAGAGAATGATTAAATGCAATAAAAAAGGAGAAATTACTTTTAAAGGAAATGTGCCGGATATTGTGACTGATTTATCTATGATTGCAAGAGCAACGCGAGAACTCTTCATGGAAAGAGGAATGTCAAAAGATGAAGCCGAAGAAGGAATCAAACACGCGGTAGAAGTTGGATTCTGGACAGAAGGAGAACTTACTGAAGAAAGCAATAAATTGGTCAATGAGCTTGTGGACTTAATATCGAGGGGATTAAAGAATGAATAAAAACACTTACGAACCAGAAACTCTCGAAGAGAAATTTGCTTTTCTGGCAGGGAGGCTTACAGCTCTGGAAGCGGTTTTAAATGCTAATGATAGCACATTCATTGATAAAAAGTATGTAGCTGCGATTATGGGGATTAAATATTTCGAGGGGAATTCCGATAAGAAAGAAGAGTGAAACGCCCCGGAGGTGAAGCAACACCTACCGGAGCACGTATCTAACTTAATTTGGGTAAGTTAAATACAGGTAAAGTATAACATACCTTCCTGTATTTGAAAAGAAAATTTATACCAGGAGGGCATTTTTTATGTCTAAAATCACAAAACACACCGAAAACGTAACTAAAAACCAGAGCCTTGCAAGTGAGATCATTGCAGATCAGGTGGCAAAAACAAAACGTCTGGAAGTCGCAGTTGTAGCACTATCAGTAGTTTTACTTGCAACAGCAGCAACAAAAAGAAAGAAGTGAGGGATATGAGAAAAAGAATGTATTTTATCGGAGTGATGGCACAGGTTGGAACATTTTCCACGATTGCATTATTGCTCTGGTGGATGACAAAAATGGATGTACTTAAACTGTTCTGCATAAGCGCAGTGGTGTCTTCGATGGTATCCCTTCCTATTTTAATGCAGATAGAAAGGTGGGTAAACGGAGTTGAATAAGCTTTTGGAAAACAATCAGGTAACACTGGTTGGAGAAATTAAAACAGAATTTGAATTTAGCCATGAAGTATATGGTGAAAAATTTTACCGATTCGAACTTAGCGTAGAACGATTTAGCGGAACGAAAGATGTTCTTCCGGTTGTAGTTTCTGAGAGACTCATTGATGTGAAGCAGAACTATACAGGAGAAATGATGGAAATTCAAGGGCAGTTCAGATCGTTCAATAAGCACGAAGGAAATCGCAGTAGATTGCTTCTTTTTGTGTTCGCAAGAGAAGCAAAATTCATGGACAAAGATACGCTTCCAGTTAATCAGATTCTTCTGGATGGTTTTACTTGCAAGCAACCAGTATACAGAACAACACCTAATGGAAGAGAGATTGCAGATGTACTTCTGGCGGTAAATAGATCATACGGCATATCTGATTACATACCATGCATCTGCTGGGGCAGAAATGCAAGATACATGGGAACCTGCGGAACTGGCACACATATTATTTTACAGGGAAGAATTCAGAGCAGAGAGTACAACAAAAAAGTCGGAGATCAGGTCGAGAAGAAAATAGCCTATGAAGTGTCGGCTTATTGGGTGGAGGATAAAACAGCATGAAAACAGTAGAATTGAAACAGCTTAATATTGGAAACTACAAGAAGTTTGAGTCTGCGGAGTATCAGTTTGCACCACGAACGATGGTGTCCGGCAGGAACCGTCAGGGTAAAACAACGTTGATGGACGCATATTTTGATGCGCTGACCGGAAAGCTGGCAGATGGTACATCTCCGAATAATGTCAGAAGAAAAGAAGACGGAGAAGAAGTTGAGGGTGTCGTATCCAGAGAACTCACACTTCTGATTGATGGAGAAGAAACCGTAATTCGTAAGGAAACGAAGAAAGGTAAATCTTCCAGTACCACAAAATATCAGGTTGATGGGTTTGATTACAACCAGACGAAGTATAAGGAATTTTTAAAAGAAATATCAGACTCAGAAACCATTATGATGTGTAGCAATGCCAGAGTATTCCTTAATGAACTTCGAAAATCAACAGCAAGTGCCAGAGCAATGCTTGAAAAGATGGCAGGGTTCAATACGGATAAAGTATTACAGGACAATCCAGAAGTTTCGGAAATTATCAAGAATCATTCTGTCGAGGAAGTTGTGAAAAAACTCAACAAAGACAGAAAAGATATCCAGAAGAAAATTGATGCCAAAAAGATTGAGATTGATACCGTAAAGGAACAGGAAATACCAGACGCAGCAGTTCTTGAAGAAAAGAGAGGACAAGTTTTAAATCATCTGAGCGAGCTGAGGCAGAAAGAACAACGGCTGAGTGATTCTGGAAAAGCATATGATGAACTTTCCTATGAAATTGTAGGTCTTAAGAAGTCCAGAGATGCGATCATTTCAAATGCAGTAGAAGCATTACAGGAAGAAAAGAGTAAAATCGTCTCATTATTAAATGACAGACGATTCAAGCAGAAACAGGAAGAAGACAATCTCCGTGTTCTGGAAAATTTCCTTGCTACTGCTGAAAAGCCGGAACGTATTCAGCAGAGAATTACGGTTTTACAGGAGAAATATAAACAGACGTATGCGTCCACATTTGATGAAACGGCTTTAAATGCCATACAGAACGAAAAATTTGATCCTGAATCAGCTATTTGCCCGACCTGTGGACAGCATTTGCCAGAAGAACAGGTTGAATGTCTTAAAACTGAATTTCAACAGAAAAAGAAGGAAAGAATTGAGGCTGAACTTGCAAAAAAAGAGCAGTTTAAAGCAGACAAACAGCAGAAACTTAAAGACATTACAGAAGAAGGCAATTCTGAAGTAGCCAGAAGAAAAGAAGTTGAGGAAAAGCGCAAAGACATCGAATCGCAGATTGAGCAGACAAAGAAAAATATTTCTACTCTGGCATCTGAGATTGCACAGAAAAATCATGAATTAGAGAAGCTTCCGTCAGAGCCAGATATGTCTGGAAACGAAGAGTATCAGGCAGTTGTAGCAGAAATCCAGAAGAAGCAGGAAGAGCTTGACGGACTGACCAATAATTCTGAGGAAAATGCAGCAGTTCAGACAGAAAGAATGTCTGCCGAAAAGGAACTTACGGGAATCGTAACAAAAATTGAGATGGCAAAACAGGCAGTTCAGAAACAGACAGAAACGCTCGAACGGCTAAATGCGGACAGAAAGAAATTAGGTCAGGAAGATTCCGATATTCAGCAGAAACTTGATATGTTGAAAGAATTTTCCATCAAAAAAAATCAGGCACTTGCAGAAGCTATCAATCCACATTTCAAGCACTTTCAGTTTCAGTTTTTGGACTATACGCAGGACGGTGAGCCGGTGGAAGTTTGTAAGATGATTTGTGACGGAATCGGATATTTTGATGGATTGAATCACTCTGATCAGATTCTATGCAACATCGACCTCGTGACTGGATTGCAGGAATTGAACGGCTTAAACTTGCCAATTTGGGTTGATGATGTTGAAAGCGTGAATGCTGACAGAATACCAGATACAGGCAGACAGATGATTCTACTTAAAGTTTCCGACGATGAATTAAAAGTGGAGGGGATTTAATATGGCGACAACTACATATAACATTCCAGAAGCAATCAAAGCACAGGACTGGTACTGCAAAACAAAGATATTACCACGTTTTGCACCGGGCAATGGTATCTGTTGGTCTTGCCACCAGAATATCTATTCCGAGAAAGGACGGACACGTACCGGATATGACACACAGGGCATTTCAGTAGAAAGTGCAGCAGGGCAGTTGATTACGTGTTGCCCGTTCTGTAATAGAAGTTATTGTGATTAAAGCGCGATAGATTGGCATGGTTGGCTTTGCGATGGCAAAGCGGTGCAATGTGAGGTAGAGCAATGGAGATGCATAGAACAGATATGATTCGCAATGGTATAGCAGCACACTGCTGAGAATCGCAAAGGAGAAGCGTAGAAACGCACAGAAAAGCCAAGGCGAGGTTGCGCGACGCAAGGTATGGAACGGCAAAGGAATAGCGTAGAATTGAATTGCAGCGGAGGAGCATGGCCTTGACAAGCAAAGCATTAAGCAAAATATAAAAATCGGAGGAATACGAGATGAAAGAATTAAAAGTCAGATTAACATTTTTAGAGGAAGTTCTGGGTACTGCAAATGCAGAAAAAGATATTCACGAGAAGTTTATAGCATCTAAAGCACCAGATGCACCTTCCAGAGAACAGGAAGTTGAAGCTTTAGGAGTTGAAGAAGTTATTGAAAAAGGTCGAACAGTATTTCCAAAAGATGATAACGGCAATCCGTTCCTTTGGGACTACCAGATCAGAGGATTCTTTAAGTCAGCTGCACAGGCCGGTTCCTATATCGGTGGTGCAAAGAAACTTGCAGCTTACAAGAAAAAAATTGACTTACTGGTATTTGTAAACGAACGCAAAATTCCGTTTGTTCTTCCAGAAGGTACAGAACTTTCTGATTGCCAGAGACCACTGAGAGCGCAGACAGCACAGGGCGAAAGAATTTCTTTGGCAGACAGTGAAACAGTACCAGCAGGGTCAACAGTAGAATTTACAATCAGAGTACTTGATGATTCACTTATGAAGTATGTAATTGACTGGCTTGATTATGGAGAGTTTAACGGCATTGGTCAGTGGCGCAACTCAGGCAAGGGCCGGTACTTATGGAACGAGCTTGATTCCGATGGAAATATTATTGGAGGAAATAATGTCGTTAAGAAGCGAGAATAAAAACATATATTGGGCATGGAAATCAATGAAACAAAGGTGCAAAAATCCACGTTGTAAAGCATATAAAAATTACGGTGCACGTGGAATTAAAGTTTGTGAAGAATGGGAAAGTTTCGAACCATTCCTACAGTGGTGTTTATCAAACGGATATTCCAAAGGTCTTGATTTAGACAGAAAAGATAATAACGGAAATTATGAGCCAGATAATTGCAGGTGGATAACAAGAGCAGAAAATTTAAATAACCGTAGAAATACAATCATACTATCTGCAGGAAATGAAACATTACCCGAAGTTGTGTGGTCAAGAAAAATAGGGATTGATCGTGCACTTATAAAATATTGGATTCGATCAAATGGAAAACAATACGCAGAGGAGAGAATTAGTGAGATTATAAAGAATGGATATACACCCAAAGATTATGGATATAACCATAGAAAATCGGTAAAACATTTAGAATCCGGAAAGACATTTCCATCAGTGAAAGAAGCGGCTAAATATTTTGGAATTTCACTTTGTACGATTTCAAATGCAATTAGCAAAAAACGTTCTACTAAAAAAGGGACATTCATATGGAATAACAACACGAAATAAGCTACGGCATGGCTGATTGTAGTTATGATAGGTAAAGCAAAGGTACAGAGTTGCTGGGTAATGATTTGCTTCGGCGAAGCGTAGCAAAGTAATGTATCGGAGTGGTACTGAGCGACGCAGAAGAGTTTGCATAGGTAGAGTAAAGAAAGGTTTCGTGTAGGAAAGGTGCAGAAGAGTTTTGCATAGGCAAAGTAAAGAGAGGTTCCGCATAGTGAGGTAGAGGAAAAGCGCAGCAGAGCAATGTGTTGTAAAGAAATGTAACGCATTGGCGAAGTAGGGCAGGGCAAAGATACGTATAGGCCAAGTATAGAATAGAATAGAACAGTCAAGTATAGCAAAGGCACTGAGTAGAACGACGTAGTTATGGCAAAGAATTGCGCTGAGTAGAGAAGATGAGCAAAGGATAGGCAGAGCGTAGCTCGGTTGTGATTTGCTTTGACGAAGCGCAGAACTGAACAGAAATGCAAACAAAAAATGAGTTAATTAATATAAGAAAAGGAGAATTAAAATGGCAGAAAACGCACAGGTAGCAACACAGAAACAGGAAAAGAGAACACCAGTGAAGTTAAACACTGATTTCAGTTTGGGAATCTTTGGAAGTTCCGACAACTTCACAATGGCAACTCAGATGGCAAAGGCTTTCGCCCAGTCAACCATTGTTCCGAGAGAATATCAGGGCAATTTTGCAAATGGTCTTGTGGCGATCGACATGGCAAACCGTCTGAAAACAAGTCCTCTTACAGTTATGCAGAACCTTGATGTTATTCAGGGGAGACCGGCATGGAGAGCCACATTCTTGATTGCAATGATTAACAGTTCCGGTAAGTATGATATGGAATTGCAGTTCGACGAAAAGAGGGATAAGAACGGGAAGCCTTATTCCTGTACTTGCTGGACTGAGAAAGACGGAAGAAAGGTAACTGGAATCGAAGTCACAATGGACATGGCGAACGCCGAAGGATGGACAAAGAAAAACGGTTCAAAATGGATTACTATGCCACAGGTAATGCTAAGATACAGAGCTGCTTCTTTCTTCTCAAGAATGAATTGCCCGGAACTTTCAAACGGATTGTATACCACAGAAGAAGCTATCGAAATTGCAGATGCAGATTACAAGGTATATGACTTAGAAAAGGCCGTTGAAGAGGATATCAAAAAACATGCCAACACAGAGGAATTTGTGCCGGTAATCGAGGAACAGCCGAAGCAGCCGACAGTTGCAGAAGCCGTAAAGACTGCCGAGAAAGAACCGGTTCCGGCAGCAGTTGCCGAGCCAGAGATTCCAGATTTTATGAAACAGGAAGAAATGTGATATGAACAATAAAGAAATTTTAAAGAAAGCGAAGGAACTGGTTGAACTGCTGGAAAAGCAGGAAGAAATCGGAAATGTTGAGTTGTCAACACTGAAACGAGGAGAAGTATTTCAGATCACGGGCAAACGTAAATACAAGGTTCTGGAACAGTATGGAGATACAACGAAAATTATTTCGCTTGATCTGGTGAAAGAAAATGTAAAGTTTGGTGATACCTCAGATTACAAAACATCAAAGGTAAAGAAACTGTGTGACACTGAAATCCTGAAAGACTTCGAAGAAGAATTTGGGGTAGAAAATATCGAAACACACACAGCAGATATTATCACTGCGGATGGACAGAAAGTCGGAAGTGTAAAATGTAAAATTCGACCGATTACGTTTGATGAAGCGCGCGGATATACAGATATCACACCGAACAATGATCTGAACGACTGGTATTGGACATTATCGCCATGTTCAACGAAAGAACGTGGATGGGAGAAATCCTGTACCGTTGTTTCCCCTTCGGGCAATGTCGGCAACTACGATTTCGTCAATGATCTTGGTGTTCGCCCAGTTTGTATCTTAAAATCTAATATCTTTGTATCTAAGGCGGAGGAATGATTATGAAGAAAAATCTGAAATATTTTGAGGATGAATTATCCCGATTAAGTAAAGAGTTCACGGAATTCAAGAAAAAGTATATCGGAAAGCCGGAAATCGGAAAAGCTATTGAACTTACTGGCATGGAATGGCTGATTCTGGATAAGACAGAAAAAGGATATTTTGCCATTTTGAATGGATTTGATGGAAAAGAAAGAGCATTTGATTCAGCTTCAAATAACTGGATTTCAAGTAAACTGAGAAATGAGTTAAATACTCGTTTTCTTAAAAAAATTACGGACGAGCTTGGAGAAGATGCAGTTATTGAGTTTGATCGAGATTTGCTTTCTTTGGACGGCCAGACAGAATACGGACATTGTAAAGATAAGATTTCGATTTTGACGGTGGATGAATACCGAAAATACAGAAAATTCCTTCCAAATATGGATAAATGGTGGTGGCTGCTTACTCCATGGAGTACACCAGTAAATGGTTACAGTACAACAATGACCGTTGTTTCCCCTTCGGGCAGTGTCAACAACTACGGTTGCAACGGTGAAGTTGGTGTTCGCCCAGTTTGTATCTTTTCTTCTTCAATCTTTGAATCAGGAAATGATGATTGATGGCGAATGAAGATTTAAAGGTAATAACAAAGGCCAAGCAACTTGCAAAGCATACATTAATAGTTACGAGTAATGCCAGACGATACCCGAAGAAATACAGGTTTTCGTTGGTAGATAAGAAGGGAAGGAGATAATGGGAAATAGATATAATAAAAAACATGGACATTCCAATTCAAGATTATATCGAATATATAATAATATGAAGAGCCGCTGTTACAGAAAATATGCAAAAGAATTTGAAAATTACGGTGGCCGTGGAATAAGAGTCTGCAATGAATGGCTGGGCGAAGATGGCTTTATTAATTTTTATAATTGGGCTTATTCACATGGATATTCAGAAGAATTAACTATTGATCGCATAAATAATGACGGAAATTATGAACCCGATAATTGCCGCTGGGTAACAATGATGGTGCAGAATAGTAATAGCCGTCATACGCATATGTTGGAATACAAAGGAACCAAAAAGAATATCTCTGAATGGGCTAGAGAAAAAGGAATGTCCAGAGACACACTGATAAAACGATTAAGAAGCGGATGGGAACTTGAAAGAGCGTTAAATGAACCGGTTAATAAAAGTTTCTCAAGAAAAAGTGTTGAAAGGAGAATGCAGTGAGATTAGTTAGTCAAAATGGAAAAATTGATGCCCCATACGAAATTACGCCATTAAGTAGAACTGGAAATATTATAAGGGTATATGTTCCGATTGCCGGTGAAAAAGGAACAGTCATGGCGACATACTCCACAGAAGAAAAGGCTGAAAAAGCTATGGAAATGTTGCGTAACACATATACAGGAGCGCTCTTTTCACAGAACGTAGAAATCACAGAAGATATCGAAAAAGAATTTATGAAGATGGCATCAACAAAAGGTTTCGGAATCATTAAAACAATGGTTAACAGCCCAGATATGAAATTCGAACCGGCAAACATCGTGTTCAGATTTCCAGAGGATGATGAAGTATGAAAAGAGTAGACAGCAAGAAGGACTGGGAACAGGTAATAACCATTGAACTTCCGCTGAAGCAGCTCAAATTAATGCGAGATAGCATGTGCAAAGTAAACTATGCGGAGTTAGAGAGCCTAAATAGAGGGAAGGACATACCATATGCCTATTCCGATTTAGAGAAAACCATAGATGAAGCTGAGAATATCTTAGAAGCATAAATGCAATACACGGAAAGCGAGGTGATGTCATTTGTTCATGAGAGTAATTTCAACAGGAAGTACTAAAGGAAATTGTTATGCTTTGCAGTCAAGTACAGGCGAGATTGTTCTTCTTGACTGCGGATGCAACTACAAGAAAATCCTTAGAGGGATTGACTACCAGATAAGCAATGTTGCTGGTGTACTTCTTTCACATGAACATGGTTAATCCATGGAGATCATACAGAAGCATTTAAGCATATTATGAATGCAGGCATTCAGATTTACACCAATGACGAGACAGTTGAGGACATGAACATCCGAACAGGCGAACTGATGAAAGGCGTTCCAGAAAGATACCCATTTAGAGTTGGTTCGTTTAACGTGATTCCATTTGAATTGCCACATACAACATATGATAAAGAAGCAAATCAGCTTGTACCCTGCTCGAACTATGGATATCTGGTAGGGCACAATGAAATGGGGAAGCTTCTGTATATGACTGATTTTGAGTACAGCAAATATAATTTCCAGAAAATGAACATACATCATCTGGTAATTGAATGCAACTACTGTGAAGAATTGGTGGACAAAACAGAAGCTAACTACAGGCATAGATTAAAAGGGCATTGTTCTTTGTCAACTTGTAAGCAATTCATTAAGCAAAATCGCACAGAATCGCTTCGAACGGTAACACTTGTACATTTAAGCGGTCAGGCATCAGATGCCCGTAAAATACAAAAAGAAATACAGGAAGTCGCAGGAAACAATGTTCTGGTTCAGATTGGACGGGCTGGACTGGAAGTTGATTTGAATTTGTGCCCGTTCTGAAAGGAGAAATTTCATGGAATTGACAGATTGTAGCAAATGCAGGTTTCGTAACTGCTGTACGTTAGCATGGGATTACGGTTCACTTTACTGCAATGATTATGAGGAGGAAGATATATGAAAGAATGGTCAGAAAAATCTCTTGCCGCAGAGGGATATAAACTTATGAATGCCGAAATCACATGTGTATCATTGAATTTCAGAGACCACGGAGTACTTACACTTGACTTATCTCTTTCCGGTGGTGGATGGGGATGCGTATACGGCGGATATGTACTTGGAAAAGGTTATCTCGGAGCAAGAGAATTTAAAGGTTCTGCATCTGGGCTTGAAGCAATCATGCGAATTATGGACATAGTTGGAGTCGAGGATTTGATTAATCTCAAAGGAAAACATGTTAGGGTTGCTACAAAAGGATGGGGAAATAGTGTAAAAATCATTGGAAATTTTATCAAAGATGATTGGTTTGATTATGAAAGCTTCTTTGAAGATAAAAAGAGGGAGGATGAAACATGAAAGTTTTCTTGAAAGTGTTGAGCGAATTAAAGAAGCCATTAACTCACAGCAATCCAGAAGACGTTGATCCGTTGTTCTGTCGGTACAACAAGGGTTGGAATGATGCAATCGAGAAGGTTGAAAAACTGATTAATTCCTATAACTTATCGGATATGTGGATTCCAGTAGACGTAAAACTGCCGCCGGAACCAAAACCTAATCATATTTTTAAAGGAGACATATATTTGATTGCTACCGAAAAAGGAACAATTCCATTCAGAGCAATGTGGAATGGAGAATATTTTACAGACGGTTTCGAAAAATTGAAAGTAATTGCATGGATGCCTTTGCCAGCTATGCCAGAACCGTACAAGGAGAACAAACATGAATAAAGTAATTTTGATCGGACGTTTGGTAAAAGACCCAGACATCCGAATGGGAACAAACAATACAACGATTGCTAGATACACACTTGCAGTTGAGAGACAGTATCGCAAAAACAATGAACGCACATCAGACTTCATAAATTGCGTTGCACTTGGAAAGAATGGTGAATTTGCCGAAAAATATCTGTATAAAGGAATGAAGATTGCAGTTATCGGAACTTGGCAGACTGGAAATTACACTGACAAGGACGGAAAGAAAGTCTACACAAATGATTGCCTTGTGGAAACACATGAGTTTGCGGAGAGCAAGAAGAGCCAGCCAGAAGAACAGTCGCAGCCACCAGTTCCAAGCCTAGAACAGGGCACAAGTGGATTCATGGATATGCCGTCAATTATGGACGATGAACTTCCGTTTAATTAAGGAGTGATTAAATGAAACCAGTTTTAGAAACAAAATCTACATATAAAGGTTATCCATATGTGGTTCTGTTTATGCCGGGGGCATACAGATGTGGATACGTTGGAGTACCTTACAATCACAAGTTAGCAAAGAAAAGAGTTATCGATTTAGGCTATCTTAACTGTCATGGCGGAGTTACTTATGCAGAACCATCACTATATGATTGCAACGATGATAATACATGGTGGATTGGATTTAATTGTGCTCATTGTTTTGATGGATATGATGTTGATACAGCAAAACAGTATTTTGGAGATGACCCAGAATTTAAAAAATTTTTTCATACAATGGAATACTTCTGGAGAGAGTCTTTCGGCTTCGAAACGGATTTCAAAATCTGTTCACTTGCTTATGTCAAAGATGAGTGCAAGAAACTTATTGACCAGATTGAAAAGGAGTGATGCCGGGTGGATTATAGTAGAGTTTTTGCAATGAAGCGAGAACGAGAAAATCGAATAAAAAGGATATGTCCAAGCATTCCATATTCTAGCGGCATATACGTGTTTTACCGAACTGACGAAGCCGGAATAAACCGAGCGTATTGTGGACAGGCAGTCAACCTTTGCGAGAGATGTGCGAGCCATTTAGCAGAATATGACCACATAGCATTAAGCCTTAAAAAGCATAAGTTTTACAGTGAAAGCAATCCTACTGGTTGGAAACTTGCATACAGAACTTGCCCCAAAAGTGAGCTTGACCAAAAAGAAATTGAAACGATCAAGGCTTTTGCAGATAAAGGTTTCCAGATGTACAACATTACAGCTGGCGGACAATCAACCGGTAAGCAAGTAACAGGGCAGTACAAACCGCCTAAGACATACAGACAGGGTATACAGCAAGGCAAAATAGCCCTTGTGAGAGAATTGAAACATATCATTGATACTCACTTGGAAGTGTCAATCAAACCAGAAAAATCAAACAATAAAGTGTCTATAAAGGCACTTGAAAAATTCAACAATCTTCTTGATGAAGAATCTTACAAATGATAAAGCTGCCGGTTCTGGCAGACAAAATCCCAAATAATTACAACTAAATATGCTCACGCCCTCTGTGATCGGAACAGTGAAACTTGTTTCTCGGCATATCACGCTATCCGGTTCCAGAGGTAAAAAGAAAAGAGGTAACTATGGTAAGTAAATATAACACCGAAAGAAAGTATCTCGAAGGACAAGAGAACAGAAAAGAAATTTATCTGTTTCTTATCAGATATTTTGCAAAATATGGATACGCGCCGTCATTTAAAGAAATTGCCGAAAGCCTTGGCATATCAAAAGCAACTGTGCAACGACATATGAGGCAGCTTGAACTTGATGGATTGATTGCTACTGCACATCCGAATACTCCACGAGCGTTCCGCCTTGTTGGATATGGATATCAGAAAGTGGAAGAAGTATGAGAATATACAGTGTTTTTGAGAATGAACAATGGAATGGCGATATGACCGCTGATGATATTTCGCAAATGCTGAAAGGATTGGTGAGAGCATGAACAGGGCAGAGAGAAGAAGACAGCAGAAAGCATCTGAGAAAACACACTTAAATGCACCGTACAATTTCAGCAATTTCAGTCTGGAACAAATTTCAAAGGTGACAGGTGCAAGAGTTGAGTCCTTAAAACTGTATCTGATGCAACGTGAAGATGAAATGCGCAAGGAAATATCGGAAAAACTTATTTCAGAATCACAAAAAAAGCTGTGGAAAGCAGAGGACTATATCGCAGTTGTAAATGTTCTTATCAGTTTGTTCGCAATTAAGAAAACATGGGGATTTACAAAATCCAATCAGAGATTCTTAGAAAACCTAAACTCTGCCAAAGAACACATTGAAGAAGTTGGAATTGAAAAAGCATACCAGGAAGCAAAAGAAACAATGGGAATTAAACTTGAATTTGATTCCATAAATATAAATAAAGAATTTGGATTTGGAGAAAGTGAGGACTAATCATGGCAGAAAATTGCAATGAATGCAGCATTGCGTGGATTCGCGGTGGTGAGTACGCAGAAGTATCAGCGCATAACGGCAGTAAGATGAAAGGAAGAGTCCTGAAGCTTGCAGAACAGCATCCAGAAGATGTGAAGGTTCTAGCCACAAACAAAGATGGTTCCATATTTGCCCATGTTCCAGTTAAATACGTGAAATTACGAGCACCAAGAGAATTAACAGAAGAACAGAGAGCGGAACTGGTGGAACGTGGCAAGAATATGTCGAGAAATAAATCAGTTGATTACGAAGAAACGTCAGACTTCGATTCTGACGATGAAGATGAGGAAATGTTCGATGTTTAATGAAAGAATGGGAATTAATGTTGAAAATGGTAAAAGTAGGATTTGCCCTAAATGCGGGAATCGTTTTCATGTTTTCGCAGATTATAACCGGCATTGCGGAGGAGATTTATATTGGTGCGAATGCACAGAATGTAAAACCATTACAAAAACACATCACAGTAAGGAAGCTGCAATAGTGGCTTTTAAGGAAGGATTGGTGCACAAAAATGAGCAAAGTGAACATATATGGGCTTAAAGCATATATAAGTAAAACGTTTGATTTGCATGTTGGCAAAAGAATCAAATACGTAGAACGTGGTGGGGAAGAAAAAGAGCATATCTATGAGGTAAAGCAGCTTTTTCCGCATTGTGTTTTACTGGAAGATATTTTCGATCATACAAGAATTTGCCCTTGTTACAGCAAATTAAGCTTGATGTTAAGAGGGATTGAATAAGAATCTGGTTAAGAAGATGGGAGTTTAAAATGAAATTTATAGATTTTTTCGCAGGAATCGGAGGATTTCGCAGGGGAATGGAATTAGCGGGGCATGAATGCGTTGGTTTTTGCGAATTCGATAAATTTGCTACTGCGAGTTATATCTCAATGCACTTACTGACAGAAGAGCAGCGAAAGGCATTGGAAAATATTCCTATCAAGAAAAGACAGAAAGAAATATTAAAGGAGGAATACAGGAATGGAGAATGGTACGCAAATGACATTAGAAGAGTGTATGCCGGAGACATTCCAAGAGCAGACTGCTGGTGCTTCGGATTCCCCTGCTTTGCCAAAGGAACTTATATTCTTACAGAAAAAGGATATATACCAATTGAAGATATATCTGTCGGAGATAAAGTCCTTACGCACAAAGGAAGATGGAGAAAAGTCACAGCAACAATGCACAGGGACGGAGCAAGACTCTGGGATGTCAATGGATTCGGAATATTGCCAACAAGAACCACGGCAGAGCATCCGTATTATGTCACTAAACCAGATCAGCCAATGGAATTCAAAAAAGTGGAACAACTTGATGACAGTTGGTATTCCACAATGGTTTTGCCTGATACAGAATCCGATGGATATAGCAAGGAAATGTGGTGGATTATCGGACGTTATCTTGCTGATGGGTGGAGAGTTGAAAGAAAAGACAGACCAAGTGGAGGAAGAATCGTGTTCGCAATCAGCGATGATAAGAGGACAGAATTCGAACAGCGATTGCGAGAAGCGAAACTACATGGAACTTACACAAAAGAACAAACTTGTGGAAAGTATCATGTGTGCAATAACCAATTATACGAATACCTTGAAAAGTTCGGAAAATACGCGCATGGAAAACGAATTCCAAGAGAAGCATTGTGTTTACCACGAGAGAAAGCAAAATACTTCTTCGATGGATATATGTCCGGGGATGGAAGAAGTGATCGAGAAGAAGCAACATCAACCAGCGCAGCACTCATTCTTGGCATGTGCATTATTGCACAGCGGCTTGGAAAATCTGTTCCAGCTGTTTACTACACTAGAAGAGATGAAAAATGTGTTATCCAAGGAAGGGAATGCCGACAAAGAGATACATATACATTCCGAATCTCTAGTAAATCAGTTAAAGGACATTATCGTGCAAGATATGTTTGCAGAGAATTGTATCAGCCAACAGAATCTGATGATTTTGGAACAGTGTATAACATCAGTGTTGAAGAAGACAACTCATATGTTGCAAACGGAGCAATTGTCCATAATTGTCAAGACATCTCAGTTGCAGGAAAGCAAGCCGGATTTCAAGGAAACCGTTCAAGCCTGTTTTTCAGAGTTATGTACCTTATCGGACAACTCAAAGAAGAAGATAAACCCACTTACCTTTTCATTGAGAACGTTAAAAATCTGCTTAGTGTTAATAGAGGATGGGATTTCGCCAGACTGCTCATTGAAATGGAACAGCAGGGGTATGATGCAGAATGGCAGGTGCTCAACTCCAAAGATTTCGGAGTGCCACAGAACCGGGAAAGATGTTTTATTATCGGACATCTTAGAGGGAGAAGTACCTCAAAAGTGTTTCCTATCGAAGGAACAGACGGAAAAAATAGTGTTTCGTTAAATCTTTTCGGTTGTCTTAATGGCAGAAATTCACAGCGAGATAGAGTTTATAGTGACGATGGATTAGCACATACAGTTAGTACTTGCGGTGGTGGAAATACAGAGCCAAAAGTTCCAATTATTTTTGACACAAGCCATATTGGACAAGATGGAAAAGTGAGAGAGTATGAAGGAATATGTCCAACACTGACAAGCAGGGATTACAAAGAACCTAGAAGTGTTGGTGTTGTGTGCAATGTCAATCCATCAAGAAAAGGAATGAACGGAAATGTGTATGATTCGACTGGTTTAAGTCCTACTTTAACAACAAACAAAGGAGAGGGAAATAAGATCGCAATTCCAGTTCTCACACCAGATCGAGCAGAAAAACGTCAGAATGGACGGAGATTCAAAAATGATGGTGAGCCAATGTTCACGCTTACAAGCCAAGACAGACATGGTGTGGCCGTTGAACCAATCGAGATACTGAGAAATGTTCGCACAGAATACGGAAAAGAAGTTGCCAATACGCTAGATACAAGCTGTAATCAAGGCATATTTGTGAAAGTTTCTGACGAATTGATCGTATACGCAGTCTGGTATGAAAAATATCAGTGCTACATAGCAATCAGAAAATTAACTCCAAAAGAATGCTTTAGGTTGCAAGGTTGGTCCGATGATTATTTTGAGAAAGCTCAGTTTGTTAATTCTGACAGCCAGTTATACAAGCAGGCAGGAAACGGCGTAACAGTGACAGTTATAGAAGCTATAGCAAGAAAAATGAACGTAATTCCAAATTAATAGTGTGCCAGTTGTTTGCACGGGCGAAAGGAGAATGAGAATGAAAAATAATAATTACACTTCATTTTTCAAACCAAAGCCAAAGAAAGTAAAGAGATACATTCGTTGCAGAAAATGTGGTGGAAACATGGAATGGAGTAGGGATTTTCCGCCACAAATCAAATGTACGAGGTGTGGATATACTGTATATCCACAACCTTATGAGCCAGATTGTATCAAACTGCCAGAAACATGGGAAAAATATTCTGAATTATATGAGAAAGCGAGAATGAAAATGAGCTTTATGTCGGAAATAATGTGGGAAGGATACGCAAATACATCATCTTCAGAAGCATTGAAAGAACAGTTCAATAAATTTTGTAATTGGTGTTGGGGGCATAGCTATGGAAACTGTGATATTTGCAGAAGAGAATACCATAAATTATACATTCCGCTAAGAATTGCAGAGAAGCAAAAAGAATTAGGATTACCAGTCACACGAAATAAGGAGGACGCAAAATGAGAAGTTACACAATAAAACTTCCAAGAGGACTGGAAGTAGATATTTTCAATCTACCGGAGAATTTTGACGAAGAAATCAATCGTGTATTTAGAGAATATACACAGGAAACATCAAAAGATTACAGAGATTGCGACAGATTAGGATTCATTGATTGCTGTGTGAGACATATCAATGGAAATAAAGACAGTTACGATGTGGTAGACCAAAAAGTAGAAGAGTACATTACTTCTCAGTGGAGAGAATACGGTCAACTCGACAATAAAGATGATGTGTACAGTGCTGATTTCATGGCAGATTGTTATACAGATGGCGTGCGGAATGCAGTATTATGTTCACACTTCGGAACTGACGATCATCACATTTACGATCAGATTCAAAAAGTGCTTGTGAGAATTATCAGAGTTGTAATGAACTATGAAGATAAGGAGGACACAAAATGTTAATCAGAAGTCAGAATAAAGCGGTTTTATTAAACTTTAGCAATTGGGCTGCAATTTATATCGTAAAAGATGGAGATGATTTTATTATTTCGAGCCTAGAGGGCGAAAATAAATGTACGCTTGGAAAATATTCCACCAAAGAAAAAGCCATGCAAGTACTGGATATGATTCAGGAAGCCTATGAAGAATATAAAATTACTTGTACTTTTTTGACAGGATTTACAGGACATCGAGCAATTGTAGAATCAAACAATATTCACGTCGATGGTTCCGAAGAACTTGCAAAAAGTTTTAAAAAGAATATGGTATTTCAGATGCCAGAAGATGGGAACGTAAAAGTATGAAGCATGTAAAAGAATTACTGAAAAAATACATTGAAGCTGACAATCAAATCCTCGAAGAAAGGGATGCATTTATAACTTTTCTGGAATTAACTGATGAGTTGCAAGAAGCTATCGAACAGGACGAGAAAGAAAACAGCTGGATTCCAGTCAGTGAGAGATTACCGGAAGATGAAAAAGAGTATCTTGTAACGCTTGAAAAAGTCTATGGAACACCTGAAAAGCTTTATGGAATTGCGAATTATTTAAAATTTGGAGATGCCGGATATTGGAACGAAAAGAAATATGGATATCTTGAATGGGATAAATATTCAGACGGGCACGGTGGAACGAAGATGTATAAAGTTATTGCCTGGATGCCACTTCCAGAACTATATAAGGAGGGCTAAATGGGATATTGTAAATTAGAATGCCCGGACGGTGAAACAAAGTGTTGTATCTACTGCGAGAAACAAGACGGTTGTGATAGCCGATGCGACACGATGGATAGCTATGAATGTGTAGAAGATTGCGAAGACTATGTCAAGGAGGAAGAAGTATGATTACATTCTTATTAGGACTTACACTTGGAATCATAGTCGGAGTGGTCGGTCTTGTATGCGTAGCGATTATGTACGATAAGCACCACCCAGACGATTAGAAAGGAGAACGGTATGCTGACAAGGAATAAAAAGCTGAAAGACTACGGTATTCCGGCAGAGGACATTGAAAAACTGAATACGATGCTGAAAGACTTCCCGGCAGAGTACGGATACCTGCTTTCCGGTGCCGCCTTGTCAGCTTGCCCGAAAAACACGGTGATAGCGGATATGGTTATCGAGAATATCCTACACCGGAAAAGCTACAGGAAAATTAGCAGAGAAAGATATATCCCGATGAACCCAAAGGACTTTTACGGATACAGGCGCAAGACCGTCGCTGTACTGTATGAGAGAATGAGATTGTTGGGAGTGTGGGAGGATGAATAAATGAAATTAATTGATTTGATAGCAGCAATTGGCGGCGATCCCGAAAGCGACAATAAAATTCAGATATGCCATCCGGGTAGAAGCTGGGAAGATTACGATACATTCAATACCGGTTCAAAGCTGTTGAAACCATTTTATAACTTGAAAGTAAGCTGCCTTTCAGCGATAGAAACGGATGTGATTAGAGTTGACTTGGATTTCAATGAGAAAGAGGGTGAAGTAGATGAGCAGACTGATTGATGCAGACGATTTAATTGAATATATTAAAATCTGGGAAATTGGAAATAGTATTAGTTCCGACCAAAAAGAGTTTATTGATTGTGTTAACAAACAGTACACAGCTTTTGACATAGACAAGGTTGTGGAATCACTTATGAACAGATTTCGTGTTGTTTCAAATGATGAAGACCTAGAATGGAACAGAGCTATAGATTATGCAATCAAGATCGTGAAGGAGGGTGGAGTTGAATGAGTAACGTATCAGTCGAAACATTAGAAAAGTTAAGAGAAAACATGGTAGGAAGAAGATACAGGCACTTTAAAGGAAGAATCTACATCGTAAATGATATTGCTGTTCATACAGAATCAGATGAAATTATGGTGATTTACAAGTGCTTTGTAGACCAATTTGTGACATGGTGCAGACCGTTAAGTATGTTTACGAGTGATGTGGATAGAATCAAATATCCAGATGTAAAGCAGAAGAAGAGATTCGAGCCACTTTCTGAGCAGGAGGCACAGAACGTATGAGAGAAATTCTTTTCAAGGCAAAGCGGATTGATAATGGTGAATGGATAGAAGGACATTACACGGAATGCAGGGGTGAAACATTTATCGGCATTGATACATCCAGTATGTTTGAGATTTTTTGCCCTCCTGTAATTAGATGGTTTAAAGTTAGCTCAGAAACCCTCTGCCAGTTCACAGGACTTTACGACAAGAACGGAAATAAGATTTGGGAGAACGATATTGTTAATCATAACGGAGAATATGCCACGGTAAAATTTGGAACGTATTGTTCGAGTTTTGATTGCGAAAGCTATAATTTGGGATTTTATGTTGATTTTCCAGAAGAGACATTTTACCGAAAAGAACTTGGATATTGGCGTAGAAAGGCTGAAATTGCCGGAAATGTGTTTGACAACCCAGAATTATTACAGGAGAAATCAGATGAGCAAAGGTAAAGACATTTCCACTATGTTCACAAGAGAAGAAAATAAAAAGAATGGAATAGTTGGATATTATCAGGCTGACAGTAGAAAAATTGATATCATCAGTCCTGCGAAGTATGGAGCATTCTTGTAGAAAAGAGGTAGGAGAAAATGAGTAAATCAGTATTAGTGATTGATACACCAGAGAAATGTATATGTTGTCCGCTATTAAACGGTGCAGATGAATGTACAGCACAAGATGATGATGCAAATTTCAAAGCTGGTGATTCATGGGATGAGTTAATGAAAGGATGTCCATTGAAGCCATTGCCAGAGAAAATGAAACTAACTGGGCTTTATAACGGCGAGTATTTCAAAGCAGGAGGTAAACTGCCGAGCTATAAGATCGGCTGGAATGATTGTATTGATGAGATTACAGGAGGAAATTATGATGATTGATTTAACAGGGAAAAGTGTATTTGTAAAGACACAGGAAGAATATTTGAGTATTCTAAAAATAGCGAGATTTCAGGGATTCACATGGGCGAGAGAAAATCATTTAAATCATATTGAAATTCCATTTCCAAACATATTAAATTTTTACTGTGCCAAGACCGTTACTTACAGAAATGATGAAAAAACATTGTGTGAAGCATCCGAAATTATCGAAGATGAAGAAAAAATCAAGGGTGCAGTAAAACTTGTCAGAACATTTGCTAAAAAACCAGACATAACAGCATTGACTGACTCATTTATTGAGTCTTTGAAGCTACTTGCAGATACTGTAGAAAGTCAGATGGAAGAGGTGAAGTAGATGGAGAGATTAACAAAGATATCCGAAATAGGCAATGCGTATTATCCTAAATGTTTTGAAGAGCCATGTTGCGGAATGGGAGAATGCTTAGACGATAATTGTAGTCTTATGATTGACGCTTGCAAAAAGCTGGCAGAATACGAGCAGTTAGAAGAACAGGGCTTACTTGTGAGATTACCAGACGATTTAAACAGAGTATTGTATCAAATAAACTATAGATGGACAAAATGCACTAAATACGGTGAGAGAAGAAATAAATGTGAAATCTATAGTTGTGAACGTGAATGTGATAGCAGGGAAGAATATTATATAGTCGAAGTTGATTTGCGATATATTCGGATTGGAAATTATTATGATCGTCTTGGCAAATTTTTATTCTTCACCCGTGAAGAAGCAGAGAAGAAGTTGGAGGAGATTCAAAATGACAAGACCTGAGATTACAGCAAAACTATCAGCAATGATCGAAAAGAAAATCAATCCTCACAATGATCCACGTATTTATTGGGCTAAGGAAGTTACATTTGATTATTCGACAGATCATGCGGTCAGAGTGGATTATATGCGGTTCGTGCCGGCAAATAATAGTGTGTCCGGCATAGAAAAAGGTGACTGCTATTGTTATGAGATTAAATCATCGGCTGAAGATTTTCGCTCTGGTCATGGGTTGAATTTTGTTGGCGATTATAACTACCTGGTTATGCCGACAGATGTATGTGCTGCGGTATCCCTTGAAATTCCACATTATGTAGGAATATATGTACCAGAAGCAAATGATCTTACATGCATCAAAAAAGCAAAGCGAAGAAATCGGACAAGGCCTGTGTCTGAAATACTTTTGATGATGTTCCGGTCTGCGAATAGAGATTATAGAAAAACAGTAAAACGGTTGGAGGAGATGAAAAATGGCTTATAAGTATTTAGATAACGCTGTCAAATCCATTGAATATCAGCTGAGCAGTGCATACAGTCATGGATATTCTGACGGGAAAGAAGATGCGCGAATAGAATATTCAAAGCACGGGAAAGTTGTAAAAATGGAAGTGCTGGGCGAAGATGATTATAGCTCTATGCCAGACTACTATAAATCATGGCCCGTAAAAGCATGGTGCAGCTGCGGAAAGCCACTTAACCGACTGGATTATACATTTTGTCCATATTGCGGAGGATTAATTGCGAGGAGAGGTAAGGAAGAATGAGTAATAGTTATTGGAATTATGAAGACGATGAAAATATAATTTGCCATTATTGTGGTGAAGAATACGAACCATCATACGAAGATACGTACATTGGAGGGGAACCGGTTGATTGTTACACAGAAGAAAAGAAAACCTACACTTGTGATAAATGTGGTAAGAAATTCACCATGTATGGATATCAGGCAGGATGGAAATATCAAACAGAAACCATTGACGGAGAAGTGACAGAGGAAGAAGTAGAAGAATTATAGAAAGTTGAGGAGAAAATAAAAAAATGTTTGAGGTTAATGATCAACAAATGGAAAAAGCAAATATTCCCGTTCAAAAAGAAATTGTAACGGAATTAGAACAGATTTTTAGAATTGTGGATGACAAGCCGTATTTCGAGCTGAAGTATAAGAAAGCTGGTGAGAATTATTACCATGTAGGATATAGTTCATTTGATTTTCATAATGTTCTGAAATGGAAAGAAGAATATTTTGAATTAGTGACGGAGGAATATTATGGATGAGAAAGAAGCTATTGAAAGATTAACAGATCATTTTAGAATACATTATGATGGTAGACCGACTCCATATCTCGATAAAGCAGTTGCAATAGCAATGAATGCATTACATAAGCAGATTCCAAAGAAGCCTAAAAATATAAAGACTATCCTTGACTTTTCAGGCAGATATTATACGACAAAAGGTGATTGTCCAGTTTGTAATAGAGAGGGACTTTATAAGTCGGATTTTTACTGCAATAAGTGTGGACAGAAATTAGATTGGGATGAAAATCATGATAGATAATACTTGCTGCACATGCATAGACATCGAAGATGGCTTTTGCGACCGTAAGGGGATCCTTGTAGAAGATGATGACAGCTGTGACAAACACAGAGAAGCAAATAAAGAGGTGAGATGATTGGCGGATGTAAAATGGATAAAATTATCAACGGGATTGCCAGATAACAGAAAAATCAAACAGATAAGAACACTTCCAGATGGAGACACAATTGCATTAATGTGGATTTTCCTTATGTGCCTTGCCGGAAATTCAAACGATGATGGATTTGTATTTTTCACGAAGGAAATACCATACACAGATGAAATGTTGGCAGAAGAATTCAAGATGGATATAAATACAATAAGACTTGGGTTAGCTACATTTGAGAAATTCGGAATGATCGAAATTGTAGATGATTTTATTTGTTTATCTGCATGGGAAAAATGGCAGTCAACTGATAAACTTTCAGAATTAAAAGAATATAACAGAATCAAAAAAAGAGAATCCAGAGCAAGGAAGAAAAAAGAAATGTCAAAAGAAATCATTGACATGTCAATGACATGTCAACCATGTCAAGACACAGATATAGATCTGTCTCTTATACACATCTCCGAGCCCACGAGACCGAGGCTGATCTCG